CACTAAGACCAGGACCGGCGGAGTCTGAAGGACATGGAGAATCAGTAGGTACAGGTGTGGGGGACAATCCCAACACTGACAATACGAACGTTGGATTTATTGGTAGATTGAAAAATGGCGCGACTGGTTTTGCGACTGGTTTTGCTCGTAAGGTCCTTCGAAAAGGTGACAATCAACTTTCAGAAAACCCTCAAGCAACTTCATTAGATCCACAAGCTGAACCAGAACTAGAAGCTGAATCAGATAGCACACTGATTCATGCAGAAAAACCTGAAGCAAATGATGAATCCGCAGAAAGTGACGATGACATTAGCTCTAAACCTGGAAGCGGGGTGGAAAAGCGAAAAGAGAAGATTATTCTAGAAGAAATAATAGATGAAAATGAATTCAATGAAATTAAAGATGCAAAAAACGTTTACAAATTTAACCCTAGTAGTTTCCAGCAGAAGCAGACAGGGAAAGGGAAGAAACCGTGGGATTCTATAGGTGGTAAATTCACGGACGGATACGCTGCCGCGAGCCAATCTAGGAGCATGGGTCTCAGACAACCTGAGCCAAAAAGGAACGTAGCGGCTACTGTTGGAAGAAGTGTCAGCTCTGCAGTTGGAAACACTGTTGGTGTGATTGGTTCTTTGTTACCAAGCAATGCTCCTGGAGGATTAAAAGATTTTTATGATATAATTTCACAATTTCCGAATGGTAAAGAGATTAACGAATCAAGAAAAGCTAGAAATTTCGAAAGAATTCATGATATTTTGCAAAGAATGCTCAATGACCGCGCGTTGAGTAAACAGGAGAAAGAAAAGGTAACTAAAGCCAAAAACTTGTTACCGACTGTTGAAGAAGCTAAATCGATAGATCAGAATATAGAAAACGTACGAAATGAGTTACTGTCTATGAACGGAAGATATAATCAGGTAACAGAGTTTGACAAAACATTCGACAAAATACGCGGGAATTTATACTGGGGTGAGAGTAGCAGAGTAAAAACCATTATTGATGAATTCAATACTAATTTTACTCCAGATAAACCAGAATATTACAAATTAACATTATCAGATAACCAAATAGAAGTCTTTCGGGGATCTACCATAAAAGGTATGATAAATCTATTATCTGAAAAACTTGATTACGAAAAATTTTCGTACCCTGAGCAGGTCAAAAACAAATTGAGCACATTTGGAAACTTTAACAAGAAAATTGAGTTTTTGAATTACAAACGAGAGAACGCTAAGACTTTGCAATCATCTGTCATTAAATATGATTTGAAAATAATTGAAACAAATTTTAAAGCTGCCGGTGTCCAGGTCACACAAAATCAATTCGAGAAAGTTTTACTAAAGATCAATAAAGCTGTCACAAATTGTGATACAAAAGATGTCTTGTACAAAGAATTAATAGCGAAGTCTAAAAAGTTTGAAGAGTATTTGAATAGAATCATGAGTGGCGGGGGTAAGGTTTGCGATTTAAGAAAACAATTTGAAGCAACAACCAAAGTAGAAGAAACAAGGAACAATGTGAAAGTAGTCGAGGGGCTTCGTTTGGACAATTTTATACGACGTGCCAAAGATCTGGGAAAAAGATATGATGAGCTGATGGACAGTGATAAAATAATATTAGATGAACTTTTTGAGGAGCGACGGAAACAAGATGAGGATAATAGTTTATTAAAATGGAGCGCACTTCAACGTCTAGACAAAAAAAAATTCGAATTGACAGAAGAACATGACAGAAGTTTAGGGGGATACGAAACAGTTCTGAAGGATTTTGAAGAAAAAAAGAAAAAAGAGTTTCAAGAAAAAATTCGACAGATAAAAAATGTAGAATTGTCAAAGAAAAGCAAATTAGCTCCTTTTATATCGCGAGATGATTTGGAAGTTCTGAATACACCAATACCTAATATTAGAAATGGAAGTTATTATACAATGGAAAATTATCTAGAAGATATGAAGAGGATACATGTTAATGCTGAAAAAGCTTACGAGAAGAAGGCTAGACAAGAAGCTGAAGCTGAAAAGGCTAGACAAGAAGCTGAAGCCAAGGCAAAAGCTGAAGCTGAAAAGGTAAGAAAAGAAGCTGAGACTGCTGAGGCCGCTGAAAAGGCTAGACAAGAAGCTGCTGAAGTCGCCAGAGCCGCTGAAGAAGCTGCTAAAGCCGCTGAAGCTGAAAAGGCTAGACAAGAAGCTGCTGAAACCGCCAGAGCCGCTAAAGCCGCTGAAGAAGCTGCTAAAGCCGCTGAAGCTGAAAAAGCTAGACAAGAAGCTGCTGAAACCGCCAGAGCCGCTGAAGAAGCTGCTAAAGCCGCCGAAGCTGAAAAGGCAAGAAAGGAAGCTGCTGAGGCTGCTGAAGCTGAAGCTGAAGCTGAAGCAAGGAAAAAAGCTGAAGCTGCTGAAGCCGCTGAAAAGGCAAGAAAGGAAGCTACTGAGGCTGCTGAAGCTGAAAAGGCAAGGGCTGAAGCCGCTGAAAATGACATGTACACCAAGCTAAAAACTGACCTCTTGAAGAAATGCAAGGATACTACAGAACCGTTCACACTTATTGTCCTTAAACCTGAACCGAATCAGTATGAAAGAATTGAAAAAATCGTAGACGGTCTTAATGCAGAAATAGAGTGTCAAATTGGCGGTGGGCAACGTGGTATAAGCCCGAAAATATTTGAAGGTGGAAAATACATTGACCTGAAACTTTCAGACAAGCAAATTGGGACATTAGAAAATGTTGGATTTTATAATGCCATCAAGTTTTTGAGGTACAAATATCTGACGAAAGAAAGTGATCTAGACCTTGAAATTAGACTGTATGCGGATTTCTTGTTCACGACAATTCTATGCATATTTTTGCAGGCTTTTCGCAAAGAGAAACTTGCCGTTGGATCTCTTGTAGATCAAGTAACGTCGATGTCGCTGTACTGGAAATATAGAAATCCAAACTTTCTGTTATTGCCGTGTTACATTCCATTTGTGTGAAAAAGAAACCAATTTTTTCTCCGTATAGTTCAATTATACCACATATGGCATTGGCAGGTCTGTTGACGTTGATTATATTAATATCTATGATTTTATACCATAATTCGTCTCAAAGTGAAATTGAGAATAATGACAATTTGTCAGAGTCGACGAGATCCACGATTGATTCTTCGGAAACGGAGGATATCAAGTCTCCTATGCCAGAAACAGAACAGGCCGATATGGAATCTTCTGACACTAGTATACAAGAACTTGATAACGACGCAGAAAGTCCCACTGCAACTGACAAAGAAGCGAACGACGTAGCAGGGAAGTCTGAGCATGGAGTAGTATTGAGCGAAAGAATCAAAATTGAACAAATATCGGACGAGCAAACAAAAAAATTGAAGGACGGGGCTGCTTCCCCTTACATAGTTGTAAATGCAGATTGGGAAATTATCGATCGATCGACAGTAGGTTCCGGAATCGTCTTACGGCCATGGGACTATGTGGGCTGGGGAGGGGATTACTCAATTCCTACAAATCTGCATTTATTTAACGGATTTACTGAAAAACTTCCACGGCGTGATGAAATTGAGAAAGCTAGGAAAAAAGGAGATTTCCAGACAGTTCATGATATACTCAACCAGTTGAAAAATGACAAGCAACACAGGGTGGACTCGAGGAGTGCCTTAAGAAACACTCCATCTGTTCAGAAGTCTGAGGAAATAAAAGAGGACACGGAAGTTGTCCGAAAAGCATTTCAGCGATCTGGATTCAGTGGTATGAAATTGGAAAAGATAAATCAGGCGCTGAATAAGATTCGAAATAACTTATTATGGGGAGAACCGAGACGGGCTCAACGATTGATAGACGACCTCAATACAAATTATACTCCGGCGAGAGGGATAAAGAAGAGTGGGGTTAAAATAAAAGACAAATATCGGATACAGCTCTTAAAAACAGCTGTAAAGAGTGATAATACTATATCTGAAATCGAAGCTAAATTGGCATCAATCGCGCGAGAGTTGAAAACTGACGACGTCACTAAAATTCTGCGAAATTTAGAAGACATATACGAAGTAATCAAGACTAAAGTTGACGACTGCGAAGAGCGTGATAAACTATTCGATCAAAACTTGAAACTGGTTGAGGAATTTCGCGAACACGTGCGACAAACGAATGGTGGGGGCGGGGCGTGGAGTCAACCAACCGAGGGTGGAAGCGCCCCGGAAAAATGTTCGAATACAGTGCAGAGTAGTGTTCAAACTAGCCTGCAAACGGCTAAAGAGGAGGTGAGGGCCGCTTCTGAGGCCGCCGCTAAAGCAGCCGAAGCCGAGTCCGAGGCCGCTGCCAAAAGAAGTGCTGCAAGCAAGGCTGCACGCAAGGCTGCCACTGAGGCTGCTGCAAGCAAGGCTGCCACTGAGGCTGCTGCAAGCAAGGCTGCCACTGAGGCTGCTGCAAGAAAGGCTGCCACTGAGGCTGCTGCAAGTAAGGCTGCCACTGAGGCTGCTGCAAGTAAGGCTGCCACTGAGGCTGCTGCAAGAAAGGCTGCCGCGGCCGGGGCCGAGGCTGTGACTAAGGGTACCAATAGAATGTTAAAAGCGTTGACGGCAGCAAAAGACGAAGCTATAAAAGGCGCAACTGCGATAAAAGATGCTGGTGTGAAAGCGTTGGAAGAGAAACAGAAGCGGGACCTTCTGAGAAAGGCATTATTGGACGAGTGCAAAACTGATGTAGACACAATCACACTTTACGTAAGAGGTGACGACATACCAAGTGAATTGAGGGAATTGGTGACGACATTGAATGAAGATAATTTATGTAAAAGACAAGTCGGTAACGGCTTCAAGATTGGTGGTAGTAGACACATTGATTTCAAACTGTCTGAAAAGAATAATGAAACTTTAGAAAACGTCGGATTTTACAATACTGTAAAATTTATAAGGTACAAATATTGGACGAAGAAGAGCGATTTGGATGTTAAAACGAGACTATGTGCGGATTTCCTGTTGACGTTGGTGATTTGCCTATTTTTACAGGCTTTAGGTAAAGGAAAGCTTGCGCTTGGATCTCTAGTAGATGAACTGGCTTCTTTGTCATTGTACCGTAAATATAAAAACACAACTTTTCTTTTATTACCATATTATGCCCCGTTTGTATGATGAATCATTCATTTTTCCATAAAAATTTTCTCCCCTCATAACAAAAGACGATGGAGAATCTTAGTACATTCGAATATATGTTCCGGCAATTAGGGAAATTGGACAGCGTGCTTGGCCAAGAGATTGGGGAATTTATGAATGTGTTTAAAATGATACATGGATATCAAGGCCAGGCGGGTGAAGATAACGATGATTCAATCGAAGCTACGGCGATGGTAACGAAGGAAATGGTCCAGATATACGATAAATTTATATCGGTATATAATTCCGGAGCTACGGTACAAAATGGCAACACTATCGAATTCGAAGTAGAAAATTACACGTCTGATACCTTACCCGTGTTGCCGAAGATTATGTACATGACTAATTTCATAAATGACACAAACGAAACAGGCTATCGTGCCTTTACACTGTTGCCTATTGAAAAGATGTCAGGTGACAAGTTGAAGGTGGAAGTTGATGTTCAAGCTGGCGAAAATTCGTCATCGAGCGGGTCAGATCTAACGTATACGAAATACGTAAAAGAAGTCAAATCTGAGCTGTCTAAATTTGTGTCACCCAGGGTATTCAAATATTTTGCGGAACCTGTCATGAATTTAGATGAGATTAACAAGTCAAATAAGACGTCTTTCTCTGACGATTTCAAAAGTTTAAATATATATTCAAATCAATCCTCGTTATTGGATTATCTGTTTAAATTTGCGATAGATCCGAATATGAAAAACGAAACGGGATTGATAGAAGAAACGGAATTGAAATATACTACTACCTTTAGTAATATGACCGAATTATTGGACATGGCGGATATATTAAAATTGCACTCGGATACTTCTAGGCCCGATAACATGAATTCCCTTGTCGTGGACGTGATGCAAAAGCAAAAGAAGATCGAGAGCACGAAAGACAGAGTAGGCATGTTACGTGCAAAATTGTACACATTTATATCAAGAGACGAAAATTACACTCGGGTCTTGAGCAGCCACCGAAGGAAATTGATCATGGTTTTGATTGCGCTAATTGTAACCGCCATTGTATTCGTCGCATTGTCCTTGACGAAAATGGTACCAGATGATCAGAAAGCTGTTGCTCTGGCTGCGGGAGCCTCGTTATGGCCCACCATACATATCATTAAAGTTGTGTTTTCGATGTTTAGCGGCAACAAGCGGGTCAAAGAAGGATTCATTGATGCTCCCGAAATGGGCTTTGGTGAAGAAGCCGGTGCTGAAGGTGCAAATCCTGTAAAAAGTTTCGATGTACCCCTTGCGTTGGCGCATTTCATTGATAAATTCAGCGAGGTACTTTCCTCTGAGATAAAGCAAGAATACTTCGACGCTCTATCGGAATCGCAGAAAAAGGACATTTCGATGTTGAAACAGCTCGAGAAAGAGCATAGCGTGAGCAGCCATTTCCACCAGCTCAAAAACAACCTGACGCATTATAAGATCAAAGAGACCGATGAATTAAAGAAGATAACATGGAATGGAATTTTAGTAGTGTCTTTAGTCGCGATGCTATACGCACTCAAGCTACAGGACACGATAAGTCTCAAATTCTTCAAATTGTTCGCCGGAATTGCTGGCGTAACATTTACAACATATTGCCTACTGACTTACAAGGGCATCATGTTGCGAGACAAACAAGACTGGGACCGCTACCACTGGGTTGTAAATAAACTTGGCAGTAAGACAGGTTCAGGTAGCTGCAATGGGTTGTCGGGATTTGCCAGAAATTAAGCGTTTAATTTAAGTTTCAAAGTTATAGTATTCGTTTTCATCTGCGTATTCATCATCATCTTCGCCACTTGCTTCGATAAAAATGAGGTTATCACAAATGATATCAAAAAGTTCAGAACTGTTAAGGGTGGGCAGGTCGAGATAAGGAGAGTATACGGATGTTTCCTGTATTTCATCGTACATATCCAACATGTGATCTATGTTGGATGACATAAATATGTCGTATAAATTCATTTTGATTCATAATTGATTATACGCTATAATCTTTTAAATAGATTTCATAGTTACTCGATTTTGTATTTACTCGATGAATGATCGTATATGTATCGTATGATTCTGTCTTCCAAATCTTCGTGGAAATAGTATTGGACGTGCATCATGTGTTTTGGAAACGTGGATTGCTCTACACATCTGGATATTACATCCAGAAGATGATCAATCTCGCGCAAGTGTCGTTCTTTCCAAATATCGAAGGGCAGGGGTTTTCTCATTTGCGGGGTGATTTTTTCACGATATGTGATGTTGTATGCAATTTGTACAACCCTAATTTCTAAATCATTTTTCGAAAAACAAATGAATATCCCAATCGGACTTCATTCTTGGACTAATCCAATCATTCTTACTTTCAACCTTAACGAGTTTGTGATTTTGCACGTTGTAATGTTTGGCGAATAAGTCGAAATTTCTGTTCAATAACACGATGTGGTCGTTGATCATGTCGACCATTCTCGAAGGACTTACTAATTTTCGGTGTAATTTTTCAAAATCATGAATCGAATTACGATGGAATTGATTTATGATATCTTTGAAAGCGAGTGTTTTATCCTCGGATTTATAACAGTGTACATCACACGATACATTTTGTAATTCCAAAATGAAGATGTAAAAATTAACGATAAGAGCTCGTTCGTGCATCGATACACTATCCTGATCAGTGATAACGTACAGATCCCTAAATTGGATTATATTGGACTCTATATCAGAAGCCATAATACTAAAAAGTGATCATATTTCTAAGTGGTTTTATATGGTTGCGAAAACTTCGTCTTGGTCATAGGCTTCGATTTCAAGAGCTTCCTCCTCGACGGCTTCGGCCGCGGAGGGAACTGCGCTCGGTTCGATAGTTTCAGGCGAGGGTTCCTCCACTTCAGCTTGAGTGATCATGGACTCGTCGACTCCGAGAATTTCATCATCTTTTTTGTCTTCTTCGAAGCCTTCGTCTGAATCGACCAGATCAAACACTTCTTCATAGAAGTTCTCCTGGTATCTGAGTGATCCGCCCATAGCTCCTATCAGGGTGACCAGGCATAAGATAATTCCTAGCATATGTAAGAACTGCATTTTTATCTATACAAACAAATTAAAATGGATTTTTTTTTTCAAAGGTACAATGTGAGTGCCAACATCAGTCCGCCTATTGTGGTCAAATTTGACATAAACGGATAATACTGTCTACCGATTGGTGGAAAATGATATATAGCGGTTGCTAGAATTGTGAAAATGATAAGGGACGCCAATGCGAGGGCGGCTATATCTTTATCATAGAAATGCCCATAGTTGATTGCGATCGGAGCAATTATTTCTATTAATATAGCTGAAATTATGGCGAACTTCGATATATTCTGATGAACATGTACCTTTTTTATTAATCCTCGAACTGTTTTGTCGAAATTCGCAATTTTGTCAACACCTGAAGTGAAAAACATGACCATCATTACATTTATACACATGAGTTGAAAATTCGACATTTATTTATCGTAAAGAAAAAAATGTTTTTAAATTTAAATTCTACAATCAATGAAAAAAGAAGATGACTTTGATTTCGTCAAAGAGTTCTTTTCTGGCGTAGATTGCGAAAAGAGCATACGAGATCACGTTGTCAAACCAATGATTTCAATGGTTTACAACGAGTTGTTTCCTTACGTTGTTTTCTTTAGCTCTATATTACTTATATGCATTTTTCTTCTACTTTTAGTTGCTTTCATATTGGTCTTCTCACGGTGAGTAGACGATGGAAAATATTCCGTCATCGTTTTGAATTTGCAGTTTCTTACTCAAAATTGTTTTTTTCCTCCATATGTTTTGCATGAAATTATCTATCGACTTGAGACTTATCGATTCCCCGTCGAACTTTTTTCTCGCCTCTGCGAAAATGAGTTGCCAAAAGCCTACCTCCTTTACGAAGTCCGGGCAATCATGATACAAATTGCCTGGAATTCGTAAAATCATCGTACCGTCATCTTGTACTGTTGAATTGAAATCGGTGTAACTTCCGAGCAGTCTACTCAGCAACCTTGAATTCGAACTATTTACATGGTTGAACCTTAACAACTGATCTTTAGAATTTGAGAACAAATCTTCCAATTGTGGCAACACCGTATCTCTGATTTTCCCCCGTTTGCTCCATTTCGGCGTACTGTCCTTGAAATAGAAAATTCCATTTTCTTCGGCGTATCTATATATATCACTTTTCATGATTCCAATAAACAGCCGGACGCATTTTAGTCCGCTGTTGTCGTCCGGTTCGCTTTGAAGATGTATTTTCCCCAAATCAGACAAAGACTGGTTTTGTAACACGTTACACAAGATGTTCTCGATCACATCATCATCGTGGTGCCCAAGACATACAATATCGGTGCCTATTGTCTGACATATTTTGCCATACTCGATGAAACGGTGTTCTTTTGCTTTTGACTCGTATTCTTGTCTGTTCAGATCTGCATCGTTACGCTTTATCGGCATCTCATAACATGTCAGTGGAATCGACATGGCCGAGCAGTAAGATTGTAGATACTTCGATTCGCCATGTGATTCAGATCTGTTTCCGTAATCAATGTGCAAACAATGGCAATCTATTTTTAGCTTACACAAGATGTCCAATAAGACCATCGAGTCAACTCCGCCTGAAAGACTTAAAACTACCGGTTTTCGACCGAAGAGGTACACTGTATCAAATCCAGATCTGACATGTTCGACGAGAGATTCCGTCACTCGACCCCCTTTGTCATTTTTCAAACTATAACAGCGCAAGTCGAACATTTACGTCTAAACATAAACCACCATGTCGTACGATTTAATTCCTTTAAGTGGAAAAAAAAATGTCAGTAAGTAAGTAACAAATGCTTAATACCCCACCACCCGCATATGTAGATAATACACCAACTCCAAATTCACCGGTTTACAACTCTCCCCCTCGCCCTTCCGCCCCAACAAAGAAAGGTCGCAAAAGCCCGGGTCAGAATGTAGCTGCATTTCCGAGTGAATCCTATCACACTCCGCAAAACAATGCTTTGCCCGTATTTCCTCAAACAGACGAAAGTTTCCAAACGCCACAAGGTCCTCCTAAACGGAAAAAATACGATGAAAGCAGTCCAACTAAAGCGTTGCCATTTGGCTCTGAAAGAAGAGGGCCCGTGCGTGCGACAATCGTCGATAGCCCACCTCAACCTGTCGCGAGAAATCGTCGCGGACAAAAAACAAGTATGAGTACAAAAAGGCAATTAAATGACGGGTATAATTTCGAATATGAAGATGATGCTGCCGTTCCAGTCGAAACTGAAGAACAACGAAAGCGAAGACGGGAACGTTTTCAGAAACATCAAGTAGCTAAAAAACAGTGGCTTTCAAATCTTCAAAAATTCACGAGAGGTGGTGCAAGCATAATAAACGACAATGGGAAAACGGTTTATGGCCTCCTTGATAAACACGGTAACGAGCGAATATACAAGTATAAAAAGAGCTTCGAAAAAGCTGTTATGAGGCAGAACGGTGGGATCAGCTTCCTTCAGGATCTACAAGATCAGTTTAATTCTGCCTTTCGAATAACACCACCTCCCACTCCCAAAAATGTAAAACCTCCAGCTCGACAATATCCAGTTTCAGCACCGGCGTCATCGCCTGCACCAATTACTCAAGACAATGCGAAACACATGGCCCGGGCTCTCCCAACACCGCCCGTTCTTGCACCCAAACGGAAGCCAAGATGCCCTGATACACTCCCTCGCAAAACGACAGTTGGAAATCGCACAAACGTCCCCTCTGTTACTCCTTCCGCGCCGAAAACTCCCTCGAAACAATACAAACTCAATAAAAAAGGCTTCCCCGAATTGATTTACGAACACTATATTCCGAATACCAAAAGAAAACGATTCTTACTAAATCGCACACATCCTAGTAAAGTGTTTGATCAACTACTCGATAAGTCAGCCGATCGTTTTGTCAAAGACATTGTAGGCTTTCCCGGAAAAACACTAGATCGTTCAACCGGACGATTTTCAATTTTGTGAAAGCGCGCCGTGTTTGATCGCTAAATTGAAGTTCATGCTGTGGTCAGTTTCTTTTTTTGAACCCTTCAAAAAATCACTTAAAAAAATATGACTGATTAAATATAAGTAAGTTGAAATGAATTTTTGTACGTTTTGCGACAATATGCTTTTTATAAAGAACAAGCTGAATGATGATAATGGCGAAGTCGACGTCACATACTTCTGCAAATATTGTGGAAACTCGGAAACGTTTAATTCCATTACACGCTACGACGAAGAGTCTCACGACAAATCTGACATTCCCAAGTATTTAGATCACGACGTAACACTGCCGAGAAGGAAAAACGTGAAATGTACTAATAACGCCGAATGTGATAAGGATGTAATTCTATTGAGAAACGAGAACTCCAGTAAGAAATACACCTTTTATTGCACAGGTTGTGAAAAAACATTTACGGCTTAGGGTCAAAATTTTTTCTGAATATAATCTAATTAAGACATGGTCGAATGCGATATTAAACTGGTTGAGGGTGAATTTGATTTGATTATAAATGGGACATTTTCTGATAAGGTCGATTCCAGGATTCAGTACTACGCGGCGTCTCCCCCGGACTATCGTTCAAGTTACCCAGGATCAGCACTGCCATTTTCGACTGAAAAACAAGCGTTCGAAAACACACCGAACATAGGGACAGTTGTAGTTGACGCGGAGAACAAGTTTCAAATAATGTTACTGAAACCGAATTCATTCTTCAATATCGACAACAGAGTCGACCCTTGTGTTAACATCATCTATAAATATCGCGGGAAAGCTAAAACCCTCAGAATAGAATTCGGTGATATTCACAACAAACACAAAACTATACAGTCGAATCCACGCGAGTTTCCTCAAGGTGAGGATGTAGTCGAAACTCAAGAAAAACTTTTGAAAAAACGTAAATTCTGTTGAGATCAAACTCGATGAGTGAATCAGATCTCATCATGGATAATCATGTCGCTTAATTTGAAATATTCAAATTTTTTATCACAAATTTGTCTTTGGATAACGAATGGAAGGAGGTTCAACTTCAATTCTTTCTCTGCGATGTCTTCTATTGATTTACACGATTTCAGAGTATTCTCATCGAGAAGCGTACCGCAACCAAAACTAAGTTGCTCTATTCTCAAACCTATCACATTCGTTTTTTCGTACTTCGTCATGAGTTTAGAGGACGACTTGTTCTTTTCGCCGCATTTATTTTCGATGTCTTCAATAGTATCGAGTATCATTTTATAGTATAATTACATAGATTTATTCTTTTAAACCTTTTTCATAACTCTAACTCCCTAGCAAACATAAATAAGCATAAATAAGCATAAATAACTCTAATATAAACACACGTTGTTTATTGCGGTGTGGGTCAAATACCCTCTCCGATTAAGCCGTCCGCGAAGACAGTCTCTGGAACAGCATTTGGTGCGAATTCGATGAGAGTCGATTTCAAATGGCCGTCGGTGATGAAGTTGCCAAAGTCATCATCTGGGATGAAGACTCCCTTCGCTCCCATTTCGCTCTCCAAATGGCGAGTATCTCGCCTCGCCTGAACTTGGTCAGAGACATTTCTTTCACATTGCCGCAGATACTCGAGCCAAGTCTCAACTTCTTCTGGTTTATGAGTAATTTTTTGACTAGGGTACATACGACTTTCGGTATGGTGTTCCGCTGATGAGGAATTAATAAGTGATACCCACTGGCAGGCATCATCAGACGCGGGGAAGTCTTTAGACAGTTCTTCCAAACCTCGTGAAGTGAACGGTGAATTGCATGGTGAATTGATCTCATTCGGATCCTGATCGTAATCCATACCCTCCACTCCTAAAGCGAGTAGGGCAACTTGCTCGACACTTTTCGGTGGGCATCCCTTGGAAGAATCCACGGTCAGACTGACTGACGGCACCAACGTGTTTCCTCGTGGTGAACCGAATGGTTTCTGGAGTTCCGATAAGGCGAGCTTCGTAAATTCCGCGATATCTTCTTCAAACCCTAAACCGACCCGTTCAATTATACGACAGAAAAGATTGTCATGGTACAGTTCCCCCAATTGTAATAATGGAAACAAGTTGCCTTCTGCAAATTGCGACAAATCTGCCAGCGTCAGCGTCAACTTCTTGATAATGTCAAGAAGCGGGCCATCACAAATATTAAGTGACGTGTCCGTATCGGCGCTGTTGTGCATGCGAGAAACACATACGTGCACAAGAAGGCTTGCATGCTGCCTCTTCATGTCGGTAGAAGACGGATCCTCGGCGGCCGATCGCAAGAGATCCAACATCTGATCGCGGTATTCTTGCGAGTTTCCGGTGCGCGGGGGAGTAGAAGGAGTGCGCGTGGCCACGCATCCCCGGCATATGGAGAGTGGGCCATTTGCCATCTCCTTGCCTAAGATGAAACAATGCGAGCAGCGCGTGGCGGTATTACACTTCATGACACACGACGATGTTGTTGCGCGCGGGCTGCGTTGCGTTGCGTTGCACGATGCGTTGCGTTGCGCGATGCGATATGGTGCGCGGCGGCGTAAAAAACAAGAATATCTATGAAAAATAGGGGAAAAACATACAACTGGCAAGAATGGTGCGTGGGGCCCCAACAAAAAACAAGGAAAAATAACGGAGATATTTTTGAGTAATAACTTCGGGTTTTGATTTTCCTTGAAACAGTCGAGCGATGTTCTGGTATCGGTTGAAAATCTATGAAAAAAGCGGGAAAGTGGGAAAAAGAACGGGAGATATTTTTGAGTAATAACTTCGGGTCCTGAAAGGACGCGAGCAATTTATCCAAACTACCATGCCATATGTTTTCCTTGAAACAGTCGAGCGATGTTCTGGTATCGGTTAAAAATCTATGAAAAAAGCGGAAAAGTGGGAAAAAGAACGGGAGATATTTTTGAGTAATAACTTCGGGTCCTGAAAGGACGCGGGCCATTTATGCAAACTACCATGCCATAGGTTTTCCTTGAAACAGTCGAGCGATGTTCTGGTATCGGTTAAAAATCTATGAAAAAAGCGGAAAAGTGAGAAAAAGATACGGAGATATTTTTGAGTAATGACTGCAGGTGCGAAAAAGGACACGGGCCACTTACGCACACGCCCGCATATCGTGAGCAAGTCGTTGATCGAACATAGGTGACGGCTGAGATCGATACGATGAGTCGCTGCCTTCTGTGCGGAAACGATGCTGTATCGAAAGCATGCGATCATCATTACCACGACCAGGTGTTATGCCAAGGATGCGAAAACGAAGTGCAGGAGATGCACGCGTGGCTATGCCCTCGTGGGCGGCCATCGGGACTGTATGATCCCGATCTCGTCGAATGGCCAATAAGTGAGGCTGATCCGAACTACCCCAACTCGTCAGTCGTTGCAACGCTAAGCCGAGACACATCAAGACGGTTCGTTGATCCGTGGGTTGTCTTCAGAAAGGCGAAACTTCCGAAGACGTTGAAGAAGAACGAAGGGATTTACAAAGGATATATTGCTTCGCTATTGGTTTGTTTATATGTTCAAAGCGTAGATGACCAAGACTTCAAGAGGACTATGCAAAGAGCAGAAGATCTCTTCTGTGACAGTAAATTTTCTGAAAACGGAGAAAAGAGTAATACGAGGGCAGTGAACCCTTTCAGATTTGAGATATGGGACGACTTATTTGACTCGAACTTGAAGAATAAATTGAAGGAAGTTATTCCAGACGGTTTGATCTCAGGATGTGATGAATTCACAAAGCGTTCCGAGGTTTTCTGTGGTTTAATTTCAATACGTATTTCCAAAGCGAAACAAAACGTGGATTCAAATCAGAAGAGAATCGCGAAGTATTTGGGATGTATATGTACGCTGAATTCTATCAAAGCTCTATTTGGTACAAAATTTGATTCGTCCCTGAATAAGTTCAACGAGCTTCTATCCGATATCAAGGGTTCGGTGTTGAACGATTCATACCTTCATTCAGCGCCTACGCCAACACCGGCTAAGAGACAAAAGAAGGGCAGTGCCACAGCGTCAAAGTCAGTAGCTCTGTACAATGGACAGGACTTGTCGAGCGTTTTTGATAGCCCAGAGAAGAAAGTGGTCGATCCAATGGCCCCCGTGTTGGGTTCATTGTCAGATAATGATCCGGGCGATTTAACGCCCTTTGGATTACCCGCTTTCAATATTGCGGGAAACGATGCCGCCGTACACTATTCACAAGCAACAACAGTGACGACGACAATGAACATAGTAAGCAACGTTGCCGATGGTGAATGCCAAATTCCTGTATTTCTTGACGAACTATTCAAGAATGTTTTTAAGTGTGGCTCATTATGCTTCAAGGACAAACAATTTCATGAACGGGCTATGGGTGAATACCGTGAATTGATCACCCCGGGGCCACAGGCCAGCCTGCCCATTTCCCCGTATGGTCAGATCGTAAATGATGTAGAAACTGTTCGAAGACTTGGACAAGACCAACTGTTCATGCTGAAGGTTTTGCAGTCGCACAAACCATTTTGTGAATATCTTGAGTGCCAAAAGGAGTGTCGCCGCAAGGTGGATTACCACGTTATCCTGAAGAGAATTTTTGAATATAAAAATCAATAACACGCGCAATCAATATTTAGAAAATTAGTTTTAAATATAACATTATATAAAAATTACATGGTCCACCCTTTGTATCGTGTGGCAATACGAGCATGGCCAGATCAGACTAAATGCGAATATCGTTTCAGAAGATATTTACAATTGTATCCTCGAGACGCAACAGCGTGGATAAGTTTGGCACAGTCTGAGAAGAGAGTGAAAAACGGCGAGGCCGAAACGTCGAGAGTCAACCCTGGTTTGAATCGATCTAGACGGAGAGTGTCAAAAAAAAGCATGATAAGGGCCAGGAAGGTTTACAACGAAGGTCTGGTCAAGGTCCATAAACAAGACAGGTGCCATTTATTGCAGGCGTGGGGTCTTTTAGAAGTAAAACATGGCAAGGAATCCTTTGGGTTGGCGTTGCTCGAGCTCGCTGTTTGCATGTGCAAGTCATTGAGATGCGTACTCGTGTGGACAATTGTAAGAAACGCGTATGAGTATAATTTGAAAGAGGAAAACGGTCTGAGTTTCGCCAGAGAACAATGTCAATCAAAGTACATCGTGAATTGACTACATATTTTGAACGAAATGGCTTAAAGACAAAACAAGATTAGAGTATCAAAATGATAACTGTCGCACATCTATCGCCATATGTGCCGTGCAATCGAATGCGTCGCAAAGCAAGGGTGAAACATGTTGTACGGAGAAACGTGGGTAGACCCGTAGACACGGCGACAAGAGCACTACCAGATTTCGTTGAATACGCCGAACTTCAACTCGTGTCGTGGGTCCTTCCAATGGTGGTAGTTGGGAGAAGTATGGACTTACATTACGAAGAAATTGGAAAAGGTCTGGTTGCATTGGGCGTGTTCAAGACGTGCCTGCATTACATCCTTTCGTCCAATTAACGCGTTGATATCGTTGATTTTTTTATAGAGTGATATTGAAATGAAGTCTACGCCAATCGAAGAGTTGATTGAAGGTGATAGTGTAACTGATGAAGAAGAAGTTGAGCGCGACATTACAAGAATTTCCGATGATATTAGAAATTCAAGTACTAACGAAAACGCGGATTCCCAATTACAGAGTGAGATTGAATCTATGAGAAGTCAGTTGCAGGAACTAAAACAACAAAACAACCCGATTCCGTCGCCGGCCTTGCCACCGGCTTCGACAAACAGCCAGTTGGGGTTTGATGAGAGTGATGATAGCATTTTTGAATCGGTATTGAAGTATAAGAAGGTGGACGATATCATAGAGATCGTTTCTCTGATATCGGTTTATGTAATCTTCACTATGAACGCTTTTATCGAATTCATCGATAATATGATACCTTTCATGTTTTATAATTATAATCCGATAATAAAGGGCGTCCTGTTTGTGATAGTCTATCGAATCATAAATTTCTTCCTTAAAAAACTATTTAAAAGCAACACATGACTGATAATATAAAATGCAAACTGGGATAATTTCATTTTGTGGTAAACAAGGATTAAACATCAAGTCTAATGATGCGAAGAGGATACTCAATGAGAAGTTGGAAGGGTACGGGATCAACATATTGAAAAGACATTTTGACAAGTTTTCACCTGAGTCCGATAAGAAAATAAGCAGTATAAAGCATTTCATTTCGTTGAAAAGCAACGGTAACCCGTATCTATTATTTTTGACTAGATTCAACGGTGTCGACACGGCCATGTTCGTTGACAAAAAGATTCAACACGGTTATTTTCTTCCGCGAATGATAATTGATAGGTTGTCGTTTAAGTCAAGTTTGTTTGAAGATACAGTCATAGATGGCGAAATGGTCAAAATTAAGGATGAAAAATGGCTCTTCATCATGAACGATCTTTTCGTGTACAGGTCAAAGAAGATGGGGAAATACAATCTTCTTGACCGTATCGGTAAATTGCACTTAATTCTTCAAACAAAATATTTTCCAATACCAAATCAGAAATACATGATACAAGTCAAACGGTACTTTCACGATCTGGGGGATGCAATGGATTTTAAAGAGACACTTGATTATACTTCAAGAGGTATTCAATATAAACAAATGAATGGGAGATTCAAATACATTTTGAAGAACTTCGACGATTCGCTGATAACCGATGTTAAGCGCGTGAAGTATTCGGCAACGAATAAATTTCTTGAAGGTGCTGATACCATTCTAAAAGAAGATACTGCAACTTACGATATAAATCATAAAGTTGCTCTACCTTCGATAAAATCAGCACAGACATCCGATTCACTCATGAAGAAGTTTTATTTGCAAAAAACCGACCAACCTGACGTGTACAAGTTGTTTGACGGAGAATCTGAAACGGGCATTGCTTCAGTATCAACAATGAAGACTAGCAAAATGTTGAAGAATGCGTTCAGCGATGTAAACTTAAACGGGAAAAAAATATTCAACTGTGAATTTTCGGATAAATTCAATAAGTGGGTACCGATTTCACTTACAACTTGAATGCCTTCATAGTCCAATATAAGATGACGATTCCGATTGGATATGTTAGTCGCATCCCAATTGCTCGCGTCGGGGAGATGTTAATAGAGTCAATATATTCAATTAGTAATTTCGAGACAATATCATGAGTAGAAATGGCGAAAATGATTATTAATGCTAGGCAAATAAATCGTGAAATGTCTTTTCTTCTCTTGACGTATTTATCATATACGCTATTCCTCTCGTAACTCTCTTTATATTGTAATCTGTTAGCGTTCTGTTGATCATGCATTTCTTTGCGTAATATTTCCATTTGTGACTTCAATCCTTTTTGATTGATGTCCTGTAACAATTCGCTTTGATCGTATATTTGTTTATCGCTCACGGGTTCAATAGGGCTTACCTTTTGATGGATCATAGTATTTGGTGAATTATTTGACGCACTACTTGGCGGAATTTCAGCCGAGTATTGAATAGGTTCAACTTTTTGTTCAGATGGAAGAGTCGATGCTAGCACATCCGACGGCTGAGAATAAGCTGACGCCAGATCGGTTCCGGCACCTGGTGACGACATCATATATTCCATGATCTTTATCTTTATATTACGAGAGAAAATGTTTCATTCACTAGTTTTTTCATTGGACACCTTGGATAGTCTTATGGTCGGTCTTAAGTTCGTCAGACCGGGCGTGTCAAAAAAATCTTCGCACGATGCGGTGGTCACATCGGTGTTTTGAAATGGCAGCCGTGCACTTGTTCTGCCACCCCACCCCCAGCAGTACTTCGAAAAGTTGGGGGTGTGAATCGGGGTGTCATCTACCATATCTATCGTTTCCGTGGGACCTCGCATCCTGCGCGCTAGCTTGTGACACGTTGGCACACAGGTCTTCACGGATTTCCTGATCAATCTCTGAAAAAATGTAAAATATATTTTCCAGACGAACAGTGACGCGGCCCGGAGAAAAATCTTCTTATATTTCATAGACGATGTTTATCATCGCCATTGATTTAGACGGCACTATTCAAGGAGACATCAGCCCACAAGTCGAAGAGTACGTATTAATGCAAAAGATTGGTTTGAAATACAATACAAAGGGTTTACAAGAGGATTATATAAAAGGACTATTGCGACCATTTTTTGTAAATTTCATCGAGGTGTTCAAGAGCAAGAACCTGCAGATCGAATTGTTCATTTATACTGCTTCGGAGCCCAGATGGGCCCAGACAATCGTACCTGTTATAGAAAAAATATCTAATTTTAAATTCAATAGACCTATATTAAGTAGAACAAATTGTGATATGACGAAAGTTAAACACAAAAGTATCGAGATGATTGCGCCTTTACTATTGAAGTCGATGAAGAGAAAATATAAACAGATGAAACTCGACTTGAATGATATAAAAAAATTTACTTACTTAATAGACAACAACCATATTCTGCAAGAAACCAGACATCTAATCAAATGCACTTCGTACGAGAGAAGTATTTATATTGACCCCCTCCGCCAATTGAACAATGAACAAACATTCAAACATAAGAAGTTGATAGCTGAAGTGTTACTGGGAAAGGTGTATATAAAGGAAAGTATTTGGAGGATATTGGAAGAAGTGTATAAATCAATCAAAGTGGATTGTAAGAAAAATCATAAATTAAATAAACAGCAGCGAACCGATCAATTTTGGAAAGCGATCATGTGGATTTTCATGAAATGTGAAACGGGTGCCGATGTAATATCAAGATTGGTCCATCATTTCCAACCGAACGAAAAAGTCTAAAACATTTGGTTCAGTCGAAATTATGATGTGGATACTTTTAATATTGTGATAAAACAACTCGTCACAACAAATATCTTCGAAGGAAGACGGATTGACGGTTAAAATATCGTTCACGCGACACAACGCATCGCGCAGAAGCACACGTTCCCTGACTCAAGCATGGAGCCGGTAACGACCTTCGGTTGGAATGTACCAGATACGCCTAAAACTTCTGGTGTGCGGGACTTTGGACAATCGTGTCAGTATGGTCGCATCAAGAAGTCTGTCAGTGCGCTGTCGTTGGCGCTTTCAGAGTCCGATGCTTCATCCATCGCTGAAGACGCTGAAGACGCTGAAGACGCTGAAGACGATGAAGACGATGAAGACGATATGAAGAGTTACGCAGAAGCACTGGCAACTCGCGATGAAACTGAAGATTGCGCGATAGAGCGTTCGGAGAATGCGCAAAGTTTTCCTGTGGACATACATTGGCCCCGAGGAAAGAACGCGCATCCCAGACGTCGTCGTATGACATCTCAAGTACTGCGTGCGTGAAAAAAACGTAGAAAAAAACCGTGTATCTGTATATCAAGATCAATGTATAAAATTCTATTTTCTCTGAATGTAATACAATCTGTATGCATATATGTCATTTCAAAAAAACTCCGGGGTTATGAGAAATTCGTAGAACACTGCACACAGGCGCTCAAGACACTGTAGCATCATCCATTTGATTTCGAATCAAGCAATAATTTTTCTCCGCACGGGGTAAGAGTCATTCTATCCATGAAGTTGATCATTCCTGAGGCCAGTCTCTGTCTGAAGTCAGAATTCTTCATGCACCCACGAAGAAATGCTATTTTTTCTTCTTTTGTCACTCCTTCGTGAGCATTCTTACTCAGCTGCTGATATGCTTTGAGGAGCATAATCGTGGCTACGATTTCATCCCAGTCGTTGAAATAGACGTCGAAGAAATCTCGGAATGTCGAATCCTCCATGACATCAGCCACTGAGTTTATAAAATCTGTCTTACTTAAGCTCATATGTCGTTGATAATGAAAATGACACGCGTAATCTTTATATTGTTTTGGTCTTGAAATCCTCAATAACAGGTTGGGGTTTTGAGTTCTCGTCACATTCAACAGCTTCTGCTTCGTATTTGTAGCACGAGTCGTTTTGATCTGTGAATATTAGATCTTCATTATCTGGCCCGGGAAATTTGTTTACCAATTTCTTGGGAGGTGCCGTGACATACACGAAGAATATCCCAATGCAAAAGCTTATGATCAAGTAATGAACCTTTAAAAATTCCAACATTTAATTTTATATTATATTTTTAATATTCCAATAGATTAAAATGTTAGCTCAAGCACTCCGTGAGAATAGTTCCTTGGCCACATTTGTCTCCATTTTACTTGGTTTAGGTCTTTCGTCGATGTTCCGGACCGTGTGTAAGGGTAATGACTGCGTTATTAATAAGGGCCCCAGTATCAAAGAAATTGAGAAGAATACGTATCGAGTAGATGACAAATGTTACAAATATAATCCCAAATCAACAAAATGTGAGTGATTTCTTTCGCGTCGCGGAGTTCCACAAACAGCCCAATGTCAAATAATAAACCCCGAAAACTCTTAAAGGAACACCAGGGTAGACGTGTTGGAGATGATGAACTGGATTCACGAAGAAGAAACTGTTTTTTCTTTTTTGACCCATTGAAAAGTATAACCAAGGTAACATAGCTGCAAAACGTATGTCCCTTTTTCGTAATCGACGTTTCCTATTGTAAATTGTAAGAACTGCCGATGGAATCCAGTGTGTAACTATATCAATTGCCGATAACCAACTTGAATTACCATCTAAGTATTTATCAGATAAATCTTGTTTATATGCGCGAGACATAATAGACGCTGGACACAATAATGCCAAATTGACTGGTACCATGATTCGTGAACAATTACAAAGCATGGTCGAAATATTCATGATGTTTACGATGAAGGTTAGAGGAGGATTTTTCATGTCACTATACCGTTATGATTTTTTTTTAAATTTAGTAATCAAACGGGTATATTTTTTTCTTCAAATAGAATTAAATGGAAAAGAAAGTTAGTTTACAAAATGACTCATTGTTTCAACGCACATTTCAGAATGTTGAGAAGTCTTCTTCATTTCTAGACCGAACAGATTTTTCTTCTAAGAAAGGTTGCCAGGCGACGGCCGAAAGAAACTCTGAGTCTGATTCGCTTCAATTGAAAGCGGGTTATGAAGCAATTGAAGGTAATTCGTTTTATATGCAGCCGCAATTAAAAAACACGTTTCATAACTATCCCGTGAAACAGGATGATGGAATGTATTGTTCTGAGAATCATCAAGTATTTAATAATATGACAAGACGAAAAGTACAATTCAAACCGGAATTAGATAATACAGATTTATCAAACATAATTGCAGAGGATAAGCCGCGTGATCTGAAATTTTCACCGTGCAAAATTCTGAACCAAAAATGACTTTCACTAAAAGGATTTTTTTGCCAGGTAAGAAAAGTACTTAAAAACAAGTCTTCTTATACTAGATATAAACCACAATGTCTGCTACTTCCAAGCTCTTCAAGTCCACGACCAAGTTCCTCGTTGATTACAACCAGGAAGTAATCATGAAGCTCACTGAAGCTCTCTCGCTTTCAAGTGAGCAAGTATCCACCATGACGGAAGCGCTCAAGGTGGACGAAATTCTCGACCTTAAGAAGCTCTCTCGTCGCGGTGGATCCAAGAGTGGCGCAACTCGCCAGCCCACGGAGTACAACAAGTTTGTTCAGAAGACCATCAAGCAGCTCAAGAGTGACAACCCGACGATGGATCGAAAGATGCTGATGAAGGAAGCTGCTGCTGCTTGGACCGCCCAGAAGGAAGAGCTGGCTGCTGGCAGCCCTAAGAAGAAGGCGAAGAAGTGACGAGATGAAGCATGCTCTTGTGTAACGAGCTGAGCCGTGCTTAGTTGTTACCATGTTGTATTAGAAATATCATACAATACCGCAAAATTATATTTTTTGTTTCATTTGTACTTCGATAGTATATCGTTTCGCAAAACATTTTATCGTTTTTTTCAGAATCAAACCATGTCCGTCATATGTCCGGTATGGGTGGTAAGAAAAAAGGAAAATTCGTGACGCAATTCAACCAACTTGAAATTTGTTCTTTTTATTCAGAATGTTTTGAATTTTCTGTTGCATAGCGATCAAATCGTTCGGCGACATTTCCTCCAAATCTTCGGCATGTTTCTTGGTTTGAACATGTTCCTTTTCAATGTTTACTTCTGCTTGTTTATCGCTTTCCTTCAATTTGTCGTCAATTAGTTTGTCGATATCGATGTTGTCGACGTGTGGGCACACTTCGTCCGCAGAATCTGTCACATCAGCTTCGTCCAGCATTTCATTGATCGAGTTCATCAAATCTTCGGAAGAGCTCTTATCTGGAAATAGCTCCGCAGTTTCTTCGATGATGATATCTCGCAAGACACTGGCTTGGTCGTGCCATCTGTATTTAAGAATGTCTGATCGTGCTTGCTTTCCGTGCGTATTCAACAATTCTCTGTTTGAATAATACGTTTCCAACGCTTCAACATATGAATCGACGGTACATAGTTCTTGAAAGCCGCCACATGCATCCTTGGAAGTGTCTCCATAAACTCCAATTGTTGGTTCTATCACCAAAGAGTTATTCTTGTTAAAGAAATCCTTGAATCCGCCGACATTTGGAACTATTTGTGGTTTACCTACGCCAGCTTGCTCAAAATTACAGAGTCCGAATCCTTCCCCGTCGCAAGTATTCCACCCAATGTCCGCTACGCTGTACATGACGTTGATCTCTGCATCTGATATTTTTTGTGGGTTCTGGATGAAAGTGAAAAAATTCTTTAATTCTCCTACATCCATGGGAGGGTCACACTTTTTACCCTCGAATTTCATCAATTGAATCAAATCCCAGCTACCAATTACATTGGTCATCACAAGGAGTTTTATTTTATCATTTCTGTGCCTCGAGACGAACTTGACATAGGCCTGAATGCACAAATCCCAACGCTTTCTAGGCTGGTTCCTATTGAGATTTAGTATGATAAAGTCATCTTGATCAATATCAAAGTACTTTCTTGCAATATGTTTTGGAATAGGAAAGTAATTGTCCTTGTTAAATGCATGTTTTAAAACGTGTATTGGTTTGTCGTATTCCTGTATCTGCAATTCAGATTTCCAATGATCCGTAAAGGCAATGATGGCGTCACTTTCCTTTGCAATGAAATCAATATACGACTTCTTCTCGTTTTGGTATACCAAGTCTATGTACGGCACGACTTTGAATGGGATTTTGTCTTTAATTTGTGACAACTGTTTTAGCATCAAAGATACGATAATAACGTCGTTATAAACTATTACAATGTCCGGGCATAATTCCTCTACGAAATCTTTTATCAACTTCTCTCCGAAACCTTTTCCACCTTTTTCCTCACGAGCAAAAGCATCAAAAATTTTGACATTGTCAGGAAGTTCTCTTTCCTTCGTGTGATCTTCTTCTGAGTAGAAATTTTGAAATGCAAATATAGTGAGATCTATGTCATCACATTTGGCCAATTCATTTCCTAATTCGAACACGACCTTTGAATATCCGTTAAATTGTTTGGGATGAGTTCCGCACAGCAGAACTTTCCGCTTCATGATTGTACTAAAAGTATATTTTTTTGTGGGTGAAAAAGCGCAGGTAAAATTTGAAGCTCGTTTTTTATCTCGTACACTATAAATTGATCACATGATCGGGGTCGTCGGATTAGATTTGTATGGGAGCGCCTTGTCTTTGAATTTAGCGAGGAATCACCAAGTGCAGCTATATAGTCCGATATATTCGTCAAGGGTACGCAAAATTCAATCGGATACATCTTTTAAGGGGGATAATTTAAAGGGCTGTCCAACACTTAATGAATTCATAGAGTCATTTGACGATGACGCACCGAATGTCATACTCACATGTATCAATGGAGAGAAGAACGCTACCAAGATTGTTCAGAAATTTGCAACACTTCTGAATCCAGATGACTGCATTTTAGATTTTGGTAAAACCATAGATCTTGATTCGATCCAGAAGAGACATCTGACATGTACTATGCACGGAGTTGGATACATGGACTGTAGCGTGGCGACCCCTGTTATCGACAGTATTAACAACCCGACTATTATTTGTTCAGGAACGTCTACTATACAATCGGAAGAGTTGATAAGTGAAATGACGGCAGACCTCTATTACGCTGACAGTGTAGGAACTGCGAAATACCTCCAGATGGTCATATCAAGTCTTGAAGAAGCGCTTATTCAATCAGTGGGTGACATATACGCATACTGTAACTACGAAGCACCGAAATTAAAAGCTGTCATATCGAAGGTTCAAAAAGATTACCCAAATTCTTGCAGATTGATAGATCATGTATCCCATCTGGTAAATTGGCCTCACTTGAAAAAGATAAGTTCTTCAGTGGATATAAATCCGATTTTACATCCCATCGTTGAAGAAAGCACTCGGAAAGGGACCCCGTTCAGTTTGCAGGCGGCAGCTGTCTTGAATCAAACAACCACGAATACGACACACATAAATTCCGCCAGTCGGAATAAAATATCGCCTAATTTGAATATAGCTAGAAATACTCTTCTTTTCCTGTCGGCAACTGCTATCTTAGAAACTCGTTGGTTGTTGAAGGATACAGGACACCTTGAAGCGCTGATTCGATTATTGGCTTCGACAAACTTATCTTCAACAATTATGAATTATGATGATGACGAATTAATTGAAATTTTGGACATAACTTATAGTGCCTCAAAAACATTCTTGGCGCAATGTGTAGAAAATGACTGTGCGGTGCCCTTGGTAGCCAGTGCCATATCACAATATGCTTCTATCAAAAGTCCCGTGAAGTCCACCAATCTTCTCGTCGCGACTAGAAACTATTTGTACGGCGACGTGATTAAATATTTACAAATGTGATTTTTTATCTCACTTACATTTAATGTTAACGTGATGGTATTTACAGTCAATTTAGAAAGTATAGAAGATATGGTAGATACTGTAGCTGAGATAGAAACAACTGATAAAATGAAAAAATTCCATAGTCTGTTTGAGGCTCTTAAGAAATATATGTTCAAAAACAAGATTGTATTATACGGAGGGACTGCTATGAATTTACACCTTCCGTCTGAATCAAAAATTTATAGTGACAAAGATTTCCCCGATTTCGATGCATATTCCACCGATCCAAAGCGCGATGCAGAGGCTCTTGGGAAAATATTCACGAAATTGAACTACAAGTACATCGAAATTAAATACGCAGTACACGAAAGCACTATAAAGGTATACGTAGACTTCGAGCCAATTGTTGATTTGACTAAAGTTAGCTCCAAAAATCACAAGACACTCATGAATAATGCGAGTGAAATTGAAGGTTATTACGTGACCTCCGTAAAACATTTGAAATCCGCGGCATATCTGGAGCTATCAATACCAAAGTCGAGTCTGTTCAGGTGGCAAAAAGTGATATCTCGAATCAAGCTCCTCGAAAGTGAGTTCAAGAACAATAAATCGGCTTACTCGATGAAATCTATTCAACACATTACATTCTCGAAGCAAACAAATGACGCAGTAGAAAGGATACTCGAACACGCTATTGAGAACAGTCTTCCAGTAGCCGGCAATCACGCCATAGAATTCTACTTGGACGAGTTTAAATCTCAAAAACGTCTCGAGAAATATTTGATCACAAACTCTTCAGGTTTGATACAATTTCTATCGATGAACTGCAGTAAAGACGTAGAAAAGGTTGAACGTATTTTAAAGAAGTCCGGAATAAAGAAGGTAACGGTAAAGAAATTTGACGACGATTTCATTGTGCCATACACAAAATTGTATATTGACTACTTTGATGACAGATACACCTTTGAGAAGATCAAACTCAACATCTGTACGATATACGACGCTAATGAACACTGTTTTTCATACATGCACGATTCTAAACTAGATCTCAAATTTTCGTCTATATTCTTTGTGTTACACATTTTGTATTTCAATCTCTTTAAGAGCGACGACAGGATCGATAAGGTTAACGTAAAAAACATCATCAATAAATTGACCAGACTCATCAATATCGATCATTTCAGAACTGACTGTTTCGGAATTGAGATGACTATGAATCAGATAAAAAGAGCGAGATGGGACTTGAGAAAGCCTGTTTCAATATTAAGAATGGCATGAATTATGCCGCTTGTGAAAAGTTTGAAATTCTCCCATTTAATACCAAATTCATCGTGTCCTTTACAAGGTCAGTTTTCAACTCGGCGTCTCGCGAATCTTTGAAAGTCAAATCACAACCCTTATTCACTTCCATCACCAGCACTCTCAGGTCACTGGTAACATGAAGATCAACCCCCAAAATATTAAATTTGACTGCGGGAAGAGCTTGTTCTATTTTTTGTAATTCATATTTCATAGATTTGAAGGTAGTCCGTAAACATGACAGTTTATTACGAATGAAACGTCGCCTGTGCCCAATACTCAATGATGCTTGAAAGTCTTTGATCGTAAGTGGGTTTTCTTTGTAAAATGCGCGATCTCCGTACCCGGTGGTTAGGTGCATCCTCGGGTCAAAATCCTGTCTCGCGAATTGCTCGGGGGCGTAATACACAAATCCATCGTCATAAGCGTAAAAATGCATTTGTGAATATTTATCGCAAGTTACTAATATATACTGTCGCAAATTTATCTTTCGCCCCTTTATAGTATACGGATCCAACAGAAGTTTTTGTGCAACGACATATTTTGAGTGATCAAAGCCGTGTAAATCTCGCTTCTGGACGATTTTTATACCTTTTTGTTGTTGAACATTAGATTTAAATATGAGACATTCAGATGTATTATCGTTCGCAAATTCAATAAGTTGTTTCGTATTGGTCGTTGAACTTAAAAGAAACGTTGGTGGAACGACATTTCTTGATGTATCGACCCCTAAATTACGAATTAGCAATTCATACATCCTTGATTTTGAGGATATATGATCAATGGACGCTAATGAATAATAAATTTGAGTGTCATGTGGCAATAATTTGTATAGTAATTGGTAATCTGTCAGCTTCTCGAAGAAAACAATATTGGCTTCCACTAATTTTTCCGTGCGTTGAAAATTGCTTGAATTATAAAACACATTTTCAAAAACCTTCGGTAATTTCAGAAGTCTTTGGTCGAGTGTAACTCTGATATATTTAGTGATGGTTGGTGTATTTTTCTTACGAAATTTGCCGGACAGGACTACACTTGTCACCATTACAAATATGACGATGATATACAACAAAAACATGAACATAATATATTTCTGTTATATTTTCTTGTGAAAAAGTAACGAGCGAACATGGAGGTGCAATTATCCAAATCAAACAATAAGTCGAAGAAGTTCAGAATTACCTTTCAAGACAACACTCGTTTAGACTTTGGGGGAAAAGGATACAGTGATTACACTATTCATAAATCCCCGGCGAGGATGAGACTGTATGTCAGAAGACACGGTGGTGTGATGAAAGATACCTTGTCGGAGCTGCGAGACGACAAGAAAATCCATAAAGAGATGTTGACCGTCGATACGAGTGTCAAAGAAAATTGGAACGCGGACGGTTTCTCGACTGCTGGATTTTGGAGCAGGTGGCTTCTTTGGAGTCACCCATCGTTATCTCAAAGTATCGATTATGTTGAAAAAACATTCGGCATAAAAGTCAAATACAAAAAATAATCTTTTAATTTTCGGGTTAAAATGTTTCGCCTATTAAAATATACGGAATTTAAGCAATTATCATTATAATTCAATAATGATTTGCCTGAACCAACAGTTTTATATATTGACAGACACTGCAACATTACCCAAAAAACCATCGCAGTGTTCGTGTAGAAATCTGATAAATCTCAATTTTCGCACATACGACAATAAACTAGTTTGCTTCCGATTCAAAGAAACAGCAGAAATTCATCGATTGAGGTCAGATGAATTGACCAAAAATTATAGGGTGAATAGAGTCGATTCACGAGATATACTTCAAATACTAGACTGTTTCGATCTAGAATTTGAACTCAAGTGAACAACTTTCGCGGACGGCGAGGATCGAACTCGCGCGGGCATGCCCAATTCATAATTACATGCAATATTGATTGATATCTTAGCAATGAATCGCCTTAACCACTCGGCCACGTCCGCATTCCCCTATTCATGTATGACATAATTTTTTCCTTCATCTGAACGCACGTTTCTCAGACCAAAAAAAACCATTTAAATAAAAGACGCTAATAATTTTTAATGGTTGATATAATTGATAGTGTTATCGATGAAATTGTCGATTCTGTGGTAAGCGAATATAAGCATTGCTCCACATGCGGGATAACTAAAATGAAAAGTGAATTTCATGAGGATAAAGCAAAAAAAGACGGGTATAAAGGTAAATGTAAGGGCTGCATTGCTAAATACAGACAAGATAACAAAGAAACATTAGCCAAAAAGAAGGCAATCTACATACAAGATAACAAAGAAGTAATAGCCAAAAGGAACGCAATCTGGAGACAAAATAACAAAGAAGCAATTGCTAAACAGAGGGCAAGCTACTATCAAGATAACAAAGAAGCGATAGCTAAAAAGAATTCAATATACAGACAAGAAAATAAAGAAGGAATATCTAAACGGAGGTCAATCAAGTATCAGAAAGAAACACAAGTGACCAGAAAGAAAAGAAATAAACATCACGCAAGCTACAAAAGAAAACGTCGCCAGACCGACGAAGGATATAGAATTGAACATAATTTGCGTTCTCGCATGCGCAATGCTTTGAAAGGTACTCGGAAATCTGCCAGTACCATGAAGCTCACAGGACTAGATTCGGGCACTCAAATGAAAGAATATCTCGAACTCGTAAATCCTGAACTGAAAGACGTTAAATGTGACATTGATCACCGCCTGCCGTGTAGTATGTATGATCTCACATTGCCAGAACATCAAAATGCTTGCTTCCATTACACAAATTTGCAATGGTTGATACCAGAAGTTAATCAATTCAAGAAGGGGGCGAAATATCCACCTGACTTGAAGTCCGAATTGGACGATCGCAACAAGTTCAAGGATGAAGCGCCTACTGTTCAAAAACAACTTGCCCTCATCTCGCACATAGAGAGTCAAAATTTAAGTTTCAAACAGGTTGTTGAATTGCAAAGGGCCGGAGAATTGTACGAAGTCGTCGGCTGGTAGACTTAAGCCGACCCGTTGACTTTAAGATCTTCATCATCGTCTTCTTCGTCATCGTCTTCTTCGTCTTCATCGTCTTCATCGTCTTCGTCGATATTATCTGCGGGTTGCCTCGCGAGAATACCGTCGATTGTGTCTTTAAGGTTACCTATGACGCTGGAATCAGCATCTTCGAATTTCTCGGTATTGTTTTTTGATCTTTTCAATATGAATATGGCAATCAGTAAAGCGACGGTGATGATTACGGCATATTTTAATATTGTGGTTCGTTGAATCATTTAATTTAAGACACATTTTTTTTGAAAAAAATCTCCGTAAAAAGCAAATGGATGTCTACAATCTCGCGGTAACTTCTTTACTTATGGTTTTGATATTTGCCGTTTATCATAACAACAAAGACATAAGGAATTTGTCAAATTCAGCAAGGAGCGCGAACCAAGTGTTGGAAAAATCCGAAGTTAATGATTCATACTTCTTCAAATCGAACAATCAGATAATGAATTACCTTAAAAGCCGTGATGGAATGAAGCGGGATATGGAGAAGTTGAAACGGGATGTCAAGATGAACACAGAAACGAACCAGGAACAAGACCAGAGACTTGAGAGGTCTGAACAAATTGACGAAGAGCACAATCGTTTGATTGAAGAAATAAAGAATACGTATAGGTCAGATGTGAATTATTTGGTTAATCTTTCTTTGACAGAAACACAGAAGCATTTCCCAGGTGATTCAGATGAAGAAAATCTGAAGAAGTACAGGGAATTACTTTACTTCTACGTGCTGGAGATGTTCATGTCATTTAGTGACGTTTTTCCTGAAAAAGAGCTTGACGAGTTTCTCGAAGAACATTCGTCTGATGTTTCCTTCATACTTGCGGAGAGTATTTACGAGTACAGGATTTACAATTACTCAGAGGGCTTTCCTTCGACGGCTTTGTTGATAAAGCAGATACAGAAAGAATTGAAAGACGACGCAAAGTCGACGTTCTTCATTAAAACATACTTACCACGTATGTTTAGCTACATAAAAGCAAATAAGAGACGCCTGTTCTACGAGTTTGAAGGAATCCAGAGCTCGACAGTGCAGACGACAAGAAGGTTGTTTTCAAATGACCTCAACAGTGATTACGCGAAATTCGTGTTGAAGGATTCTGGTATAGATTTGGAAACTGTTGACAAGGCAGTCTTGAACTATGTACTTGTAAAACTTCCCGAGTATTTCACCAAGTCTATTTACTATACATCAACCAACAACCAGTACATTCAAGAGCTTGAATCTAAGCTAATTTCAATACCTTTGGATTCTTGTCTCGGGTTGCAAGATTTTTATGAATCTTGGAAAAACTTCAACATAATAAAGAAAGAAAATCTCAATTTGATTCCGGATTCGGAGAAGAGAAAATTATTGAGAGATCTGATGAAAACGAACCCTATATTTAAAAACATCTTCGAGGAGCGTCTGAAGAAATATAATGACGAACTTCACAAACTTCCGGATTGCATACTTCCAAAGCTGCCCACTACGTACAAAGAGTTTTATGACGAGTCTGAGATTGTTTTCCCGAAAGTGGAAGAAAAAAAACAGAGCAGGGAAGAGGCAAGAAAGATTTCAAATTTACTAAACATGCGGTAGACTTTTTTTGATTTAATTGATACGATTGTTATTCGTGTCATGATTTACGAGTTGTTTAGTCGATGCGTTTGAGGCGTCACGAAAACAGATATAAAAAAATGACATCTTATAAATGATATATCATGGCGGGGACACCAATTGATATAGACTTGTTAAATGATCGCTCCCCGAAAGTTACAACGCCGGATACATTCAAAATGAAACTGAAAGAGCATCAGAAAACATTGGTAGCTAAATGCATCGAACTCGAGAATGAGGGTATAGACCCACACGGTGACTATAGTTTGGATGGTATGTATAAGAGCATACGTACTAACATAGGTATCATCGGGGACAAAACTGGATCTGGAAAGACGCTATCTGTTTGCGGATTAATCGCACATAACAGAACCCCTCAGATTGTTTCTAAAATCACCAAGACGCACATGTACGGACATAACAACATATTCGTTGAAACGAAGGATCGCGATGATTATCTGGAAAAACTTCCCCTGACTCTCATCGTAGTTCCGCATAGCATCATTAAACAATGGAAACAATGCATAATGAGTTGTTTTACACCCGAAGAGTTTGAAGTTGTGAACACTACGAAAACATTCAACTCACTTGACGTCTTTAAATTGCGCAAACTCAAAGTTTTGCTCGTAAGCGGTACATTCTATAAACGTATTCAAGAACTATCTGTATGTAAAAGCCTGCATTTGAACCGGGTCGTTTTCGACGAAGTCGATAGCATGAATACACCAAACGCCAGACATATCCCTTCCAACTTTTACTGGTTTGTATCCGCGTCGTACAAAAATATACTTTCACCGTATCCACGCTGGAATTATAGTTATAATAATTGGCAAAATAACTATCAAATTAGTTCCGGAATATCCAACAACGCTTATGCCAAAAACATATTTATGTGTTTTCAAAAGACTAATGTCCCGCATATGACGAGATTGATTAGCAAATTGGTCGTGAAAAACGAAGATGCGTTCGTGGAAAATTCTTTTGAGTTGCCCGAAATGAACATCCAGATGGTGAAATGTAGAGATTCTGGCTTGATTTCCATTTTAAACGGGGTTGTACATTCGAATATTATCAATTGTCTTAACGCAGGAGACGTTGACGGAGCCGTATCGTATATCAATCAGGATAACGTAGATACAGAGGTTAACATCATCGAGGGAGTTCTACAAGGACTCACAATAAAGCTGTCGAACATTAACACTGAATTAAGATATGCCGCTGAATGCATATACGTCAACGAAGATGTTCGCACGAAGAAAATTGACAAATTAAACAGGGAAAGAATCGAGTTAGAAAGTAAAATGCATCTTATTCGTGAACGGATAAAAGCAACCGACATGTGTACCATCTGTCTTGAAAAACCACGTGTGAAAACGATAACTAAATGTTGCAACAACGCTTTCTGTTTCGAATGCCTCGCGGGTTGGCTAAGAAAAAAAACGTCATGTCCTCTATGCAAACACGCACCGCTTAGCATCGAAACAGATTTATATGTGGTCAAAAGTGCTGAAGAGGACCCTAAAATCGAATCTACGACTATAGTAGAGCCAACAAAGCTACAATTCTTACAGGGACATTTGTCGAAAATATCCAAGGAGATGAAAATTTTGATATTCAGTGAAAACGACAATTCATTTGTATCGATTGAAAAGATGTTGATCCAGTCAGACATCAACTATGCCAAACTCAAGGGCAATTCGACAAACCGGGTTGTCGACGACTACAAAAACGGTAGCCTACAGGTTCTCTTGGTGAACTCTAATGCATACGGGTCTGGGCTGAATTTGGAAAACACTACCGACATCATACTGCTTCATAAATTTGATAACGAGGCAGAAAACCAGGTCCTCGGTAGAGCCCAGAGGCCAGGACGAACAAAACCTTTGAACGTCATCTATTTACTCAACCAGAATGAAATGCAGCTCAGCTGAGGGGTCTGATTTAGGGTTAGGATTTTTTTTTTGATTTTTCATAAAATTGTGGTGAAATATCCAAGAAGATGTATATAACACACGTGCACAAAAGAAGTGACGCGCCGCCACACGATGTCAACACATTATCAGTATCCTCATTACCCCACGGGATCCACTGATCATTTGATCCATCAGCACGAGCAAGACATGATCATGCAACTTCGATATGGACAAGTTGCACACATCGTCCCCCCGTGCGGAGGGCTTCCGTGTTATCCATATTTTTATCAGCCGCATCCCTATCCACCGCCGCACCAGTATGTCGATGCCCGCAAGAGTTATATATCAGAGACCCAGATTAATCGCCAGCGTCGTATGGAAGCCAATCGTCAGTCGGCAAGGCGGTCCAAAGAGCGCAAAAAGAATGCAGAGTCGGCCATAGCTGCAAATGCCGCCACACTCAAAGAAAAAAACAAGATTCTTCGAGAACGCATCTATGAATTGTTGCCATGTGCAAGAGAGCTTCTACAACAGAATTATAAACTTCGTGAGGAATTGGGGATGCTTACATCGACCGATGGTCTGTATGAACCCGATATGCCTCCTCCGGTGGAAATACCTGCCAGTACTTTGAATCACATCGCCAAACTTACAAAAGCCAATTGAATATTTAACATTTGTAATACACCAATTTACAACTTTTTTATCTCTGATGTTGCAAGGTTGGGGCGGCTCAACCGAATATTCGGGACATCATAGAAGGTTTAGTATCTACATTATCGACAGGGCTTTTATTTTTATCGCTGTCGAATTCTTTCAAAATACCTTCGTAATCCTCGAGATCAGAATATTTGAGGTTGATCAAATCTGATTTGACGGGAGGTGGTTTCGAATCACCTCTTTCTTCAGGTGCAACTGTGGCAGCATTTGACCCATCTGGATTAGCTTCCCGAGATTTTCGTTCGTTTCTTGTCAAATCCTCGTAGCTGAGTGGAGAGTGCTCCACGTCCCCTACGTCTTCCAAAGACGAAATCCCCTTTATATTCAATTGTTTCTGTTCGTAAATCTTATCTATCAGTTGATTGATCTCATCGCTATATTTGCCGTTCGTGCGTAAAGACTTGTCCAGGTGAATGTTATTTAATCCAATTTTACGGAGTTGTTTAACAATATCTTCTTCTTCACTCAGTCCTTCCCCTTCTATTATTTTTTGTTCAGGTTCGAGAATCGCAACCTTTTTCTTGGCGTTGTCGAGATCATAAAACGTGCACAATTTGTCATTCGCATGTGAATCAATACTTGCACAATACTTCACAACATCATCGAAGCACTTTTCATTAGAAATTATGTTGCCCTGATCTCTCCAATCTGTTGTTAAACAGTTAGGTGTATCGCAAAGTGATTTATCTGAAAAGGGACAACTTGAGTCACTTTTAATATCGGCAATTTGTCTCTTCAAGCCCATTGTACGCGGATCCAGTTCATAACGTGCGCTTCTGAAGTGTTCAAAAGCCTTGGATATATCCGAATATTCCACAGCTTTATTGAATATTGCGAATGCACAGAGATACATATTTAAAGCTACATTGGGAGCCTGTGCACTTGCGACGTCGTCTATAGATGTTGGGTTATCGACGTTGCTATTAAGTGTTATTTTATACGAGTTTTTCTCGTTGATGATTGGATTCTCATCGGATTTAATAATCGTGCTAATTAATGGCGATGTCGTGTGGGTTTGATCATCGAGGATTAACTTGATTTCGTTGTCCTTGTTCTTAACTAGTGAGAAGAGGTGATACCTGTTGTCAAAGAAATTTTTGGATTTATCCGAGTCGCTTGACGAACTCTCAAATCTATATTGTCCTCCTTCAATTTCTTTTCCTTTCCAGTGTAATTTTATAGTGGGGTTTACGTATTCACTCCTGAATTCAAATTCAATCGCGACAATATTAGTAGAATCGTGGACAGGTATGTTAACCAGGTAAACGTGTTGTTTGAAAACATCGGTGTCATACTTCACAGGAACAAATTTACCGTACCACATAATGGTAAACTCCTGAGTGTTGAATTCTATTTCTCTTGGATAAACGGTGGTAAGGGGCTGTTTAAAGTTGATATAAAGTCCATCTCGCTGGTCAATAATGTATTGAACATCTGCTGGAATTTGAACCTTGTTATTTTCGACATCGCCCTTGCTTTTCTTCATATTGTACAAACTGTTGTCTTGTCCAACGTTTCCGCGATCGAATGTTGATGTATAGTACACAAGTTGGGTTCCTGTGAAATGTTTCGGAAACTCGTCCTTAAAACTTTCATCGAAGTTATTCAAGCCAGTATTTTGATCTGTCGCGGTTCTTTCAACAATGGGCGCGTTTTTGCTGTCGTTTTTGCTGTCGTTTTTGCTGCCGTTTTCCGTTAATTTATCAGATGGTTGAGAATCGGCATTTTCGTCCTTTTCCTCAAAACTCTCAACTTGTTTCGTTGTTGCTTGGGTAATGATAACTGCAATCAACGATAATAAAATGAGAAAAATGTTTCGGTTACTTACCGATTGTGGATTTCTTAAAATGACGAATGCTGTAGCGATCACCATCATCAAAAAAATCGATCTGTGAAACATAATTGTATTAATATTAGAACAGATTATTTTTTTCTGCGGATAATGGCGATATTTTAATATGTTCTTACACAAAAAGAAAATATTATGGACAGCAAAGTCGTCTATGTCGGCGAGGAAAGTGATGATGAAATATTGTATGGGGATTCCGTAGAAAGCGCGTCGGGTCAACAAGAAGGTGGCAAGGAATCAAAAAAGCTAGCATCGGATACTGTCAAGGTAGAAAATGAGAGTAGCGAAAGGAAGGGGGCAGTTGGAACCCCTACTGAGGTGCCCGATATATCCGAGGTTGACCCCCCGAAAGAGACGGTACAGGAGGCGAAAGAAGGAGAAAAAAATGACGAAGTAGACGCCGACGCCAAAGTAGACGCAGACGCAGAAGTGGACGCCGAAGTGGACGCCGAAGCAGACGCCGAAGCAGACGCCGAAGCAGACGCCGAAGCAGACGCCGAAGCAGACGCCGAAGAAGAAGCCACCGAAGCAGACGCCGAAGCAGAAGCCGAAGAAGACGCCGCAGAAGAAGCAGACGCCGAGACAGAAACGGAAGTAGACTCTGAAACCGACACAGATGAGACCGACGTAGGCGATTCTGTGTCGGTTTCGGGCGATAGCGAAGGATCGCTTGATACCGAGGCTATATTGAATGTGGATCCCTTGTATTTCCGTTTGACTAAGTTCCTTTCGACACCAGAAACAGACGGCTCTCCAAAGAAAAACATAGCAGAAATTCTCATGCAAATAAATAACAACCTTGAAAAGATGAGCACTCTTGTCGAAAAATTTGTCGAAAAATCATGAGTCCACATTTCCTCTTCTTCGTTTTCTTCCTCTTTGTGGCGCATACACTCTAGCAACGCAGTACGCAGCCCTCGGCTCATGTGAATAGCTTTTAAGAAAGTAAACAAAAAAATGTAAAAAAACGATTCACTAAAAGAAATTCTATCACATGAATTAAACATTCATGTTCTCATTTACATGCAGTTATTGTGGGCAACACGCACCAGGAGATTTTACGGAGAGCGTCATATGTAAAGTAAACGGTAAGTATAGACAAGGGAAATTCTCTCCTTACAACAAGTCCAAGGACGGGCTATATTTTTCGAAGATTACTCTCAAAGACGGGAGTACAATTTTACCTGAATCAGAAGTTATATTCTGTTCTGAGATGGAGAGTTTCGGGATCGCCACAGAAATATATTGTAACGGTATATTGGAAACTTGCATAGATACGACCGACGTCGCGAACCATAGATTTTGTCGCCCTGTACTCATCCAATCTTAGCATGCTCTAGTTTACGTATGATGGTATCCACCGTCGATAGGGCGCTTCTCGAAACACCTACGAGATCTTTGACTAGGGAACATGCTTCGGCTGTAGACATTTCATCCACGGCCGTGGTCACGGATACCGGGTGGGGACCGACTCGTGACTTATAAGAACAACTCATATCGATAGATGTATCGTGTTCTCTATTTTTTGTAATTTCACCTGTATCAACATCATTAATTGAAACCATTTTAGATTGAAAGAATGTCTGTTTCGACAATCCGTCTTTCTTTGATGTCGACTTTTCCCATGTTTCGTCTAGGTGATTGAATAACTCTATGTGTTTGCACATTTCATTAGTTTTCCTACGCCTGTGATTGAAATCTTTGCAAGAGCAAGTGAAAATCTCCAGCGTAGGATAGTATTTTACAACATGTACAGAAGCTCGTTGTTTATATTGTGTATACGGTAAACCAGAGTAATACATGTCGTCATGTCGAGGGAGCGCTTTGGCCATAGTCATATTTTAAATATATAGAATTAAATGCCTTTAAGTCTCTTTCAAAAAAAATATGAACTTAAATAAATGAGTTTCGTAGACTGGATGTTCAATAAGGCCGATATAGATGGTCTCATAATAGCTTTGATAATATCAAACAGCATTGAAAACTTTACCAAAGACTTTTCGAAGGCTATAATTGAACCTTCTGTTGACGCGTTTTTCCCTATGGATGAAAACAGATCTCAAAACTTAAAGTTGGTAAATGGCGTAGAAATAAAACTGAAACTGCAATTCGTTTTCAGTTCACTTCTAAAAGTCATATTCAACCTGGTTTTAGCATATTTTATCGTAAAAGTTATATATAGGCGAATTGACAAATGATCATTCCTTGGCTACTTTTCCTTCGAATAAGTGACAGAATCTGCATAGATGTCGTCAATCAACATGAGCTGGGGCGTGTGTCGATACTTTTGCAAATCGGTAGCATTATATGTTTTGTAAAGTGTATTGTCATGTCTGAATAATTCAATTTTGTTTAATGATCCACCAACGACGGTAATTTGTTTAATAAAACCCGGCTTTGATAAGGTGAAAATATTCAAATCACCTACATCTGTTTCTTGTTTTTTGTCGTTGTCATATAGTATAGTGACTTTCCTTTTGGCATTTTTATTGATTCCGTAAAATACTATCTTGTAAGTTTCATGGCCTCTAAAAATACACTCCCGTACTCCTTCGTGATAGTCGACGCCGGTGCAACCAACTCGCTCGTCGCATAGTTTTTGACATTCGTTAAAATCTGAATTAAGCTCTGTAGAATCTGAATGAAGTACGTCCAAATCCTGTTTTCTTGATGCGTATTTTTGATAGTATTTGTTTACATCACATTTCCTTTGGTCAGTCTCGGAAAACTTTACAGATGGACAACCATCCTGAACAGCACTGTACTTTTTGCACTTGAATTGATTTTCTACATCGTGAAATTCAGTATCGTAATCGCATTGTTCATATTTCTGTATATCGCAAGTATTATTTGAAGAATATGTAGCTGGTTTGACCACAATTTCAGGATGTTGACACATCATCGTAACACTTAGATCATTTATCGAAATTGTCGAAGTCCCAGTCTTTATAAAGTATTCGAATTGGTCGCCTTCGAATATATTAAATTCTTTAAATAACGACTCGCCAGATTCTTTGGTGTTTTTATCCATTTCATAACCAAGTCGCACCTTTTTGTCCAACACCTCGCCGAATTCCTTTTCAGTGCAGTCGATTTCGGTCACATCTTTTTTCCAACTTGAATGCCAAGATAAGGCGGAGTCTTCCGTTTTGTACGGCGACAATACATCAGATTGGTTCATGAAAAGGTTCGTTTCGATATTTGGTGGGATGGATTGTTCATTGCACTTTACTGTATCGGGCTTGTCCATGGAATCTTGTTTATCTCCTACAAGTAAAGACGTCTGACCGCTTTCTCCCAACACAGCTTTTAATACAATCTCTTTGTCCAGTTTCTTTACAATGAACAACGGCCTGATGTCAAGAACATCTTTTATTCCACGAACAGTCAAATTGCACTTGATATGGATTCCTGAACAATTCATGAATTGTGATATTTTCGGAGATTTTGTCACTTCAAGTTTCATGTGGTTATATGCTGGTACGTTTTCGATTTTTTTTCTAAATTCGAAATTTAAGTTAGTATGGAATAATCTATCGCACGGGTTCGCGTCGACACATGTTCTATCCAACACATTTATCCAACGCTGCGCATCGATAGTCTTCCTCGTCGGCTTAACAGTTTCATAAGTATACCCAACGTCGCATTCTGTCATCGGGATTTGAAATTTCGGGTCACCGCGGAAATAAAAGAATTTATCACTATTATATTCAAATCGTATTGTGTAAACATCTTTCAATTCATTGTACTTAAATCTTTCTGGATCAATATCTTCTTGCCTTGTAATAATCGGTTCTCTTGTTGGTATCCTTTTCCCCATGTTGTCAAGTGTCTCGCCACAAAACATTTTAGTTGGATTTGTGACTAAATCCACGAAATTGGTGCGCTTGAAAATGTTGTCGTTGTGTTTTCTCCATAAATTGGGTTTAGTATTAATTTTTGAACAATCCATGACACAGTGTACATTTCTGAAGTCCGTCAATGAATTTATTCCTGAAAGTCGAACAATATCTTTGGTCATGTTATTTTTGTAGACGATCTCGAAAATTCCTTTATCAACCCTTCGAAACAGTCTTGCGAACTTCGAATCATGCAATTGTACCTGTTTCTTCTCGTTGACTTCAGGCTTCACGGCAATCTTACAGAAAGTTGAGCCAATGCCAATATTTTGTCCGAATCCCTGGTCTCTATAAAAATCCGATTTGATTGGTTTCCGAAAGAAAACTATTTCTGATTTTTCCTTGTTCAATTCAACCTGAATGTCGAAATCCTTATCCTCTGTCTCATCATCGTCCGGACCGAGGTAAAAAGCACAATATTCACGAATCAGAGTATCTTTGAATCTATTCTCTGGCTCTATATCGTATCCACCAATCAAGTGCTTGTCATCTTTGTACTTCACTGTATCCCGGCGAACGACTAATTCCCGGCCTTTGATATCTTCAATTATCCGTGCAGTTGATTCAGGTTTAATGCAATGCATATCATCTTTCCTTCCAATTGTAAGAATCGAGCAGTTCTTTGACTCCAACTTAAAAATATCAGAATTCGCTTCAATTTGTTCGTAAAACCACACCTTGACTTTCCTGCATTCCGCGTCGACAGTTGTATTTTTTGGAATACCGTCCGCCATACGCTTTGTTATGACTATTTTGGATTCGTCGTCTACGGGGACACCGTGCTCTCGCTGTACTAAAGACCATGCACTTTTGGATTCTTCGAACTTATCTACTATCGCGTCGTGTCTTGAATCATTGTAAAGTGCCAGCAACACAATACAAGTAGCAATGCACAAGACGAAAATATATACTTTCATGTTATTTATATCATATATTTTTTTCTGATTACAATTCAATGAGGGAAATTATCGTACGTCTCTGGAGTGAACAAAACAAGTACGACGATTATAACTTACATATTAACGAATCAGATACCCTTTTATCAATCATCAATGCACTGAAAATAAAAGATCAAAAGTTAGTTTTTGAAGATATGAGAGCGTACGCCTGGATTGAGAGAAGGCCCAGGGGATCGGACGTCGAGAACGCGCTTCACGATGTGTTCACCGATTCGTTATACGTTGCTAGAAATACATTTGAAAAACGCATTTCTATCAACTTCAACGTACAACACGATTCTCAAAAACACATGATCCACAAATTTGAAGCAGATGAAATTCTTCGAGGGAAAAATGCTAAATTCTGCGTTGCGTTAATGTCTGATCCAAGTACTGATAAATTCGCCAGGAACCCTCTGAACGATAAAAAGTCGTCGTCAGAATCGAATGATGAAATACATATCAGTTTCCACGAACATATTTGCAATTATCAGAATTCCATGAAGGAAGAAATGGTCTTAAACATCATCATATCTAAAGATCCAGATGATAGCTTTATCAATCCCAAATATTTAAAAATAAATAAAATACCCGATATCGAACTAGGTCCAAAATTAAAGGAAGTAAACCCAGATGATAGCGCGATTAAAAATTGTTGTTTCAAGTTCCCTCCTAAACAATTTTCCGGGAGACAAATAGATCTTTCACAAATACTCGATTACTTTCCAATGGAATCAAATATTGCCGCTATTATATACCCGACAACACCTAAATTGACCGGAGTCGCGCGCAACATGCGTATCAATAAGTTATTCGATGGTGAAGTGTTAAACGATTACATAGCAAGTTACATCAATCGATACAGTTTTGCAAATACAGTCTTGAGTAATGATGCCGATTTTGATGAAAATTTCATGTCTATGATTATTGAATTTGTTCCGAATAAGGCATTCATTCATTTGGCAATTGTTCCAAATGGGACTGTGTACGTTCTGCATAATAGATACATGCGACATTCGATATCTGGAAGTATGAAATGCTTAACAGAACGTGTTGGAAGTGTGTTCAAAGACCTGAAGGTTTTCTCTGACATTTTTTTCGAATTTGATGTTGGAGCCCCGAGTGTGTTTCAAGATAGAATTAAGATATTGGAAACATTTAAGATTCAAAAATCGTGCAAATTGGTGCTAAATGTGAACTGTACGAAGATTGCAGAATGTATTAGACAACGCTTAGATGCATCGCCAATGTTCAAATCCATGGGTACAGAAACAGTAGAAAGACACAGAAAAGGTAAAATAATGACAAAACTGCATTTAATTTATCATCCAACAAATGCAAATGAGGATACTGGATCCGCAGATGAAATGGTTTCAGGTGAGTGTAGGAAGTTTGTTGATTGTGTGAAGCAATACGTGAGTGGTAACCGACCAACCGCGTTGCCCAAATTCGAGGATAAATTGAACAACGAGCTGCGGTCTTCTCCGTACAAGTACTTTTTCATCGAGTTTGATGAGAAAGGCGAAATAGGGGAAGGAAATGATTTGAATGTAAATGTCGAATCTTACAACATGATCGGAAACTACACTTCAAGTGTATTCATAAGTAACGTGTTATCCGCGTTGGGAGATATGACGGAGGGCAAACGTGGCTATAGCAAGAAAAGGAAACATAAAGATACTGATACGAGCGGCATCAACGGTGTTGAAAACAAAGATAATAAACAATCCAGACTCGGCGACGAAGGGAATGTCGATACGGTAAATGGTGTCAATAAGGTCGTCGGAACTAAGAGGAAGGTGTCCGAAAGTAACATTGATGAGCTGATAGATAACAGTAGATTGAAACGGGAAAAGGAACGTAAAGACATGCTTGATAAATTGCTCGATTCCGACGACGAAGAGGACGATAATGGAACCCAATCAGGTGGCGGGCAAAAATGTGAAGATGGCACCAGGCATGATGGCGAGAACTCTTATTTATCACGATCGGACCCGAAGTTATTTGTGTGGAAAGTAAATAACGATTCGATTGTGTCAAATCTCAGTAGAAATAAGAACAAGAACAGCGAAAAAACTGAGTTTGAGAAAATGAAAATTAAAGAAAAAGAATTTAGAGATTATAGTCAGGTTTGCCTACCAGACAAACAGGTAAAACTTATTGACGCGACGAAATTTGGAGAATCGTCCGCACACCTAGAATATGGATTGCGAACCGGGAGTGATAAGAATAAATGCCAAGATAATGTATACATTTGTCCGGAGTATTGGTGTCCGAAATCTAGAATCAGTGTAGCAAAAGACGATACATGTCCTATGGGCGAAAATATAGAAGTGCGGGAATATATCTATCCGTACCTAATGAAACCCGACCTTCATCCGAGAGGTTTGGGATTGCCATGTTGCGGGAGGATACCTAAAACGGGCGATGATTTAAACACAGTAAAAGGCACAATAATTGATTCGCCGTCATGTGGGAAAAACTCGACGTTGTATTACAAAGAAACCAATACTAAGGAAATCAAAGCAATATTTCAAAGGGAAAAAATATATCATCTCAAGGAGCCGAATATAGAAAGTGCCTTGATTTCCGCATTTCAATTGGAAGACCCTATTGCTCTTATTCTCGAAAATATCACGATCAAAGACTTCTTGGTAGTTAAAGGAGGAGACAACATTATAGAGTTTTACAATCCAGGACTTACGCTAGAAGATGATAATGTTCTTTCAGAATTTGAAAATTTCGTCAACGAAAAAGACACACAAGAATTCATGCAGAAATTCGAACTAGAACTCGGCGAGGTGAATACGGACGGGTCGGACTCTCAACACATATTGTTCACGATTTTTAATTCGTTCGGAAATTTTAAAGATTACATACAAAGTGACGTGCAAAAAAAATTTGAAGACTTGTCAAGTTTTGTGAATTGCAGTTGGTTCAGCAAAGACACAGGGATATTGTACTTTGAATTAGATGAGCAAAGCAATAAATTACGCGTAGATTTGGATAAAAGTGTGACGGGTCCTAGATTCGAAAACTATTGCTGCTTTCACTCTCATGAAGGATACATCACACCAATATACAGCGACAATAAATCCGGTACACTCGCAAAACTAAAAAAAGATTGTATTTTACAAATTCAAAATTTCATGGAAGATAAAGAAGACCCTGTTTTGAATCATATCTCGACTGAAATGAAGGGGGAAACGCCCTCTAAATATGTATTGGATTACAACATAAGAATTTGCGGGTTTGTAAATACAGCGGGCATCTTCATACCGTTTAAAAAGCAATTCAAAGTTACTTTGAACGACCGAGATTACGTATTTATATCGTCATTAAAAAAACCTGCCATAGAAAACGGGGTTATCAAGAAGGTGTACAAGGAGCTCGGTGTCGATAACACATGGACAGGTGACGGGGATGTTTACCTTGGTGATTGCGATTTTACATATTCCGATAACACAACAGATAGGATGTTATTCGAATGGTTTAGTCCTTCAGAACAACAGTCAAATACTTGTAAAATAGAGAATATTTCCGACGTAAAGACTACACTAGACGACTTATATTATCTTAGACACCCGCTTAACCCAATGGGTAAACAAGATAAACTAAATTACCTAAAGAATTCGAAAAACCACTCAGATGACCTGGCGCGATGCATGTTGGATGTATTCGATATTGACACATTATTTAAAAATACCTTCAAAATTTCGGACAAATTTAACAAGAATACAAAAAAGATAAGATATGACCCCACCAAATTCGATTTCGCAAAGATAATGAATAAATATCGCAACCCTTATATGAACATGTTTGAACGACATAAACATGACATCGTTGATAGTCTGAGATATATACAAATCGATCAATGCGGGGTTAATGAACAGCCCGCCACGAAAAAGGCTGAAGAGCGTGAGGCCAAAGATAAAGCGAAGGCAAAGAAAGCTGAAGCGAAGGCTGAAAAGCTCAAGGCCGAAGCTAAGAAAGCTACCGAGAAAACTGCTAAAAAAGCTGCTACCGAGAAAGCAGCCGCTGAAAAGGACGAGGCCAAAGCTAAAGCGAAGGCTGAAAAGGACGAGGCCAAAGCTAAAGCGAAGGCTGAAAAGGACGAGGCCAAAGCTAAAGCGAAGGCTGAAAAGGACGAGGCCAAAGCTAAAACGAAAGCTGAAAAGAACGAGGCCAAAGCTAAAGCGAAGGCTGAAAAGGACGAGACCAAAGCTAAAGCGAAGGCTGAAAAGGACGAGGCCAAAGCTAAAGCGAAGGCTGAAAAGGACGAGGCCAAGGCGAACTAAGGATCAAGTTTTTTCATCCGAGTCCCCATCTACGTGCCTCGCCTGGCCTGGCCACGTTATCTTGCCTGCAAAGGCTACACCGAATACTCGCATACTCGTGGCGGTCCCTGTCGGTGGCCTCCCCGCGGCAATGTGCGCAAAACTCGTGGCCGCAAACCTGGAGCTTGTACAGCGGCTTGGTCTCCATGCAAATCGGGCACTCTCCATCTCCGGAGGCCGTCATCGGACCCATCTGGTCTTGTGCGGTGATTGCGCAGCTTGCGCTGCACGTCCCGTAGTGAATGCTGAAGCACCATTTTGGACCAAGTCCGCCGCAAACTGCACACGATTCCAGGGTGCAAGTCCCGCACCCACTGGTTGGACATATTCGACATATTGCGAGGGTGTGCTCTCGATGGCCGCACACACACGTTTCGTGCTCGACCTCGATGTCGTCCATTTCTGGGTCAGAGGCTGGGTTGACATTATAACATTCGCAATGACACTGCTTAAAGCAATACCCAAAACCCGGGTGCTTCAAGCACTCTTCGGGAACCTGCGACATGGTGGGCGTGGGCTGTGCACGGGAGTATGGGGGGTGCCAACATTTTTTGAATTTTTGGGTGCCAACAAACAGGGGATTTTTGAGCTCGTCGTGACACGAAAGATGAAGAATATGTGACACGAAAATTTTGGATTTTACACGAAATTTTTTATTTTACGCGATAATCGGTTGGCATATCGTCATTCCCCAACGCGCTACACAAGCCTGGCGCATCTTTCGAAGGCCATGTCCCGCCGCAACCATGTTGCGGATGCGGCCGCACTTAGGGGAAACCTCTTGAAGCGTATCAAACCAAATGCGTGGAAACGAGCGGTAGTAGGCGATCACATCATGTGGACACATCAAGCAGCCGGTCGAACCCTTATCCGCGTTCAGGGGGAAGAAGTTCCAACGGACATCCCCCCACAAGACCCGAAGGAGTTGGTAGAGTATCACCTGGTCAGACGCGCCGAGGCTTTCGACTTTCTCCTCGGCCGTCATGGCGATCTTGCCCATGTCGGCGAAGGCGATGACGATTACCGATTCGTCGGGCAGTGTATAAAAGCCTTCCGCTACGCCAAGGCGCATCACAAGAGTATTTGGGCGGGGGGGGAAGAACAATACGAAACCGATGACCATGTGATATTACCCCCGCTGCCGAATCATGAAGACGAGCTGAAGCGCGTGAAGCTTATTTATGAGCCCGATTCCGATACACGCAGAGTTACTCGACGTGGTACAAAGGGTAATGGCATCCCGGGCGATACACCTACTCTCACTGGAAAGCGTGGACGTAGTGGCCATCCAGCCACGCCAGACGAACCAGAGTCACAGTCGAAGAAACTATCTAGAGAACGGCGGAGATCTCCTTCTCCGCCCGTCGCACTCGTCGCAGGGGACAAATCTCTCCATGATGTAGACGCGCTCGTTTCTGCGGTTGCGAGTGACCCTGGGCCACCGAATGCACCAACCTCTGACAGCTTCCTCTTCGATGGCGCGCTCAACAACTTCGTAAGCGATAATGATCAATTAAAGCTGGAAATTGCGGAGCTCAAAAGAAAAGCTGAAATCAATGATCAATTAAAGCTGGAAGTTGCGGGACTCAAAAGAAAATTTGTAACAGTGTCCGACACTGTTAGCGAACTTGTGGAAGTTGTCAAGAAGCTGAAAGAGCAACAGGAAGGCGGGAATCTGCCTGCACCCCCCACAGGTGTATCTTCCGCAGCTGGCGTTGCCATAGATGCGTCGAATATGCCTGAATTCCTGGTCAAAGCACTTGAAAAGCAGAATACTGAAGGTAAACCGATGAAGTACCAGTCAGGTCAATCGTCGGTCAACGGTGTTCGCATTGCTGTAAACTTTGATAATTCTGTTGGTACAAGTCTGTATCTTAACATACAGGAGAAGCTGGGAAGCGATGGGCGGTGCCAGTTGAACTACGCCGTTTTCAAAAACGAAGAAGAGCAAGTTGAACTTCGGGTTGATAAAAAGAAGCTTCAGTGGTCTTATAAACTCAATTTGGCAGCAACCAAGTTTGACATTTTGCGCGACATTTTGGCTGGGAAGCTCTATGACTTCCATGTAGACAAGCTCAAAAAGTCCATGCCACGTGCTACTTCTGTCCCTCCGGTGGTGACGAATAACGACGCAGTACCTACACCAAGAACGAAGAAAATCCTTTCGCATCTGGGTAGGATGTTGGGGGTGGCGACGGGAACTCCCGTTGGACCTTCTCCCTTGCGGCCCAATGAGGCACGGCCCAAAGACATGCCTCCGCCACCTACTAGGACTCAGTCCACCGGTGTGCGTAGAAGTCCTCGAGGACATCCACAAGTGGGGGGCTCTGAGTTTGGAGGGTTCGTCTCGCAAACGGGATCACCATATGCCAATACGCGCCGGCGTGCGAGCATTGGAGGGACACCCGGTACTTTTACGTTCATGAGGTGAGCGGAGAGAAAGCGTGTATATCGTGTGCATATGGGGCAATGATATTTTGTACATAGGGGGCAATGCGTGCGTACAGTTTTTAGAAATCGACTTAAGACTTATCGTGTATATAAATGAAATGCAAATGCAGTGTTTGATTGAACCATTTTACCTGCAGATGCTGCGACTATATCCGAATAAAATTTTGAATGACAACTATAAGTATCGATCTAAGTTAAGGGGGAAATTCCTCTCAACCAGAGGCATGAGAAAAAATATCGATAGTCATCACCTGATTCCGAAACAACTGAAGCAACACGGAACAGTCATAAATGAGAATTTCGACATAAATAGGTCATATAACCTCATATATTTACCAAACTATAGATTTACAAGCAGTGAAGAATTGCCTCTGCATACTCACCACGGTGGCCACAGAAAATATAACGCATATGTGTTGTGTCAGCTCAACGAAATAGACCAACTAAGTGACGGAGAAGAAAAAAGATATATGTTCTGGTTATTGCTCAAGCATTTGGAACAGGGCATACTTGACAAAAGTCTACCATGGAACTGATATTTGTACCGTCGTCTTTCAATGAGCAATTCGGGTAAGTGATTTCTTTTCCACCTTATCTCGCTCCTCAAAAACTTGATCTAGTATACTTTTGACATGTAAATTTTCAGACAATTTGTCGTAAAGTTCTTCCTTGACTTTTTTTGTCGTAAGTGGTGCTTTGACAACAGAGGTTTTGTACCGAATTACTCCTTGTTTACTGTTGAGTTCGTCGATTTCATTTTGAGCCATGAACGACATTATCGAACTAGATAGCTTTTCGAGTGTGTCCTTTCTTTTTTTCACCTCAAGGTTTAAGAGTTTTATCTTAGACCGAATCTCCTTCAATTCATTGTCAGTTTTACTGTAAAATTTTACGATCGCCTTAAAACGTTCAAATTCATCGTCGTCATAATCTTCTTCCTCGTTTTCTTGTACACTAATGTTACTCGTGTCTACATTTCTATGTATTTGAATCGCGTCCGGATCTAACAGGCGGTCAAGGAAAACGTTTTCAGCCTGCTGATTCAAGTAATTTCGTACAAGCTCTTGTTTGTGCCGGTTCATGCTTTCATATGATTCATTAGACAAGTTTTACCTTTAAATCTTTTTATTTAGGTTATTTTCAGATAAAATATCATAATAGATATAAATGGCGATTGACCAACAAAAGACCGGTGGTAAGGCTGGTGTCAGTAGAAATGCTATCCAAAAAGCCGGTGGCCTCATGAGCTACCTGGGCATAGGTCCAAAAACGGCTCAGGATAAATCCAAGCCCATGACCTGGAATGGAAAACCCATCTCCCAAAAAGATCGCACATGGTTGAAGAGGGAATTTAAAGAGATGAATTCACAATTAGAAGATGGCTCTACCACGACTCCTCCTTCCTCTCCCCCACGAAATCCACCGAAAATCCCGAAAGCTCCTATCAAAGCACCCACGTTGATGACATCACCACCTGTGGCACGAGCCGTACCTAAAACCCCAAGCGCTCCTATCAAAGCACCCTCGCTGATGAGATCACCACCTGTGGCACGCACCGTACCTAAAACCCCCGGTGCTCCTATCAAAGCACCCTCGCTGATGAGATCACCACCTGTGGCACGCACCGTACCTAAAACCCCTGGTGCTCCTATCAAAGCACCCTCGCTGATGAGATCACCACCTGTGGCACGTACCGTACCTAAAACCCCTGGTGCTCCTATCAAAGCACCCTCGCTGATGAGAACACCACCTGTAGCAAGAACCACGGCAGTTCCAGCAACTCCCATGGCACCTTTGAAGCCAAAAAAATTAATTGTATAATTATTTTTGCTCGTTTTTTCACGTTACTTTTAAGAAAGTTGGTTTGAACACAATTGAAAGTACTGATTGATAAAGATTTCCGGAGTCAAAAATGGCAATTTTGAAAACCTTTCTTCGTCGTTGAAAAAAAAACTGAAATACTTTTTGAAAAAAAATGGCTTGTGCTTTTTTTTTTCATGTGGTGGTGGTGGAGGAGATTATATATTGTGTTGATAAATAATCTTAAAATGCGTTGATATTTAATTGTTATTATAAAAAATGCGTTGATCATAAAATAATTGCGTTAAAAATGCGTTGATCATTTTTTTCTAGTTGCGTTGAGAATGTATTGATAAAAATCACAAAAGCTAACAATTAAACGCATTATAATCAATTTAAAGAATATTTTCTCATAAAGGTATAAGGAAACAAAACATGCATGAATGTGAAAGATGTGGATTCAGTACCGGTCGATTGGACACTTTTAAGAGACATGTGAACCGGAAAAACCCGTGTAAAAAACAGGAAAGAGTAGTCTCTGTAGTCTCAAACGTAGTCTCAAACGTAGTCCCAAATGAGGTTTCTGTAGTCCCAAGCGTAGTCCCGAACACAGTCTCGGTAGATAGTTCAATGTCGAAAAAACAAAAGCAAATATATGGCTGTGAAGT